GGTAGTGTGAAACGTGTCGGTAATACTGTTCGTGTTATGGTTGATGTCGGATGGAATGTACAACCGATTATCAATAGCTTGAACCAACATAAGAATATTGGTAAACTCCAATTCCAATATAAACTAGTGGATAGTGCATCATGGTTGAATGCAAACCTTTATACTTCTACTACTGCAAGTGGTACACAACGTGGTGAATTAAGTATTCCAAGTTCGGGGTTCCCTACTCACGTATCTCATGAGTTTAGAGTGATTCTAACTGATTCTATGGACAACTTCGTGACCCAAGACTTAGGTATTATCCATGGTGAGGAAGTTCCACTTGACATTTACAAGAACGGTGTTGCGGTGGGTAGATTTCACGCTGAAAATGGGGCTAACTTACAAGTTGGTCGGGCAGGTATTCACTCACAAGGACCTATCAAATCTGATGTCGGTGTTGAGTTGATTAATGCTCAACGGTTCAAGTATAATGGCAAAGAAATTCAACACTTTAAAATCACGAATCCAGATGGATCAACTGGTGTCCAAGGTGCTGATCAAGACTTTAATAACTATATAGAGCCAGGTTGGTATTGGTTTAGACCAAAAGATAATCAAAATCCATTTTGGCAAAATTCATATGGATTGTTAGAGGTTTACTTAATCAGTAGAAATACTGTTGGATATGAGGTATTCCAACGATATACTCAAGGTTGGACAGGATATACTATGACACGAAAAGGTCGTAGAGAAACTGCCAATAGTGGTATTGGTTGGAGTGCTTGGACATCACCTAATGGTGTATTCCAATGGAATAAAGGTAGGACAGGTGGCGGTAATTTAGATGCCAACTTCCTATTTGAAGATGGTAGGTATTATGTTGAGAAATCAACTTGTAAGAATATACCAGCCAACGGATATTTAAATGTACAACGTACAGGTGTAAAAGAAGCATATCAAATCCTCTTTACAACTAGTTATGAATTATATGTAAGGATGTCATATTATAATACGGGAGCATGGGACGCATGGAAGAAAATAGGTTAGAAGAAGCAAAATTAAATAACGATGGATTTGATGAGGAAATTGAACCACCTGTCGAATCGGACACGCCACCTTATGTGGAAGAACTTCCAGAGGAAGTAAAACTCAAAAGTGTATACTTTGTCTTACAAAACTTGACAAATTATGTCACTGGATTAACAACTGAACCAACTGACAATACTGTATATTATGCAGATGTTCCTCAAGATGTCAACTTGGATGAATTGTCGGAGCGTATGGGGATTACCAAGAGAAAATTGGTATGGGATGGTAATACCCTTATTGAGCCTGCACAACCAATTGAACAACTTGACGCAATCGCACTGAAAGCGGAATTGGAGTCGATGAAAACTGCACTCACCGCTCGAATGAATGCTGAACGTGAGGAATATTTAGGCTATATTACAGATATTTTAGAAGGTAAATAATAAATTTTAAAGGAGAATTCTTAAATGGATTACAATATCACAAACTCTCATATGTTATATATCAATTTGTACTTCGATGGTAAGAGAACCTTAGATCAAGTACCACCAAAATTAAGAGAAGTTGTAGAAAAAGAAGTTACAACTAATCGACAAAGCTATGTGACTGCATGGGTTGCTAAAGTTGATACTCAAGGTTTCACTATCGAAAACGTACCAGTACAATTAAGACCAGATGTTCAAACCGCATTACAAGCAAAAGTGAAAGAGGAAGAAAGAGCGTCTTATCTCTATACTTCTAAGATTTTGGATGAAAAAATCACCATCAATGATGTACCAGAATCTATTAGAGAAACTGTACGTCAAGAGGTTGAGTACGCAATGGGAAAAAAGCTGGACTAATTAGACGTTCACTTTTCAAACTCTCTAGATGGATCTGGAGCCTATCACGTAAATTTTAATCACTCTAAAATCCCATACCACTTTTAAATTAAGAAGGAGTTATGTATAATGGATATTACACAAGTAATCACCCAACACCTATTATCTATCTTGGCACTTGTAGTTGGTGCAGTTGCCAACCAAGTGATTAATTATATCCTTGGTCGTTTTGGTCTGAAGGGTCTTAAGATTGCTGAAATCCTAGCTACTAATGCTGTTAAGGCGGTTGAGCAAACATCCACTGAATTGCACGGTCAAGAGAAATTTTACTTGGCAAAACAAAAATTGGTTGAAATGGCTAAACAGCAAGGTCTTAACATCAACTCTGCTATGATTGACACCTTCATTGAATCTGCTGTAAGAAGCATGAATGAAGCGTATGCAAAAGCATCTACTCCAACAGATACAGTAGGTCGTTAATATGAGCGAAACATCCAAGTATTTATATGCTTTGGATATTTCAATGAGTAACACTGGTGTTGCGGTCTTTGACTGTGACACTGGTGTTTTAATTTTGAATACATCCATTTCAACCAAGCATATTAAGAAAACTGAAGCTGACAAGTATGATGGTCTACGGTTGAAACATCATGCTGACAGCATTACTGAAATTGTACAAAAATATCCACCATCTATCTGCATTGTAGAGAGAGGGTTTTCACGCTTCAACACCGCTACACAAGTATTGTTTAAAACTCATGGTCTTTATCAGTATATCTTTAGTGGCATTGATTATATTTTCATTACTCCAAATGCTGTAAAGACTACGATTTATGCAAACAGTGCCGATAAGAAAGATTTGCAACGTGCAATCAAACTGAACATGGATATTGAGTTTAAGAATGAAGATGAGTCGGACGCTGTGGCAATCGGTATCACATACCTCATGTCGAAAGGTGTTATCACTAAGTGGAATAAACCCGATGAGTTGACTACAAAAGATATACAAAAGATGCTAAAGAAGAAAAATGAATTGTTACCAGAAACGATTGAAAAATACAAACAAATATTAGAGCAACGAAAAAAGACTACCTAGGATGGTAGTCTTTTTTATTTTATAATAGTTTGGAGAGTTTTTCCTTGGAGAGAATGGAAATTTTTGCTAAGTATGGTTCAGTTTGATCTTTACTCTTTGTCCACTTACCATCTACAAGAATGTTTCTAGGTAAATCCTTAGTCGCATGAATTTCAATGACATCACCGATACCAATAAGTCGCTTACCATTTGGATCAGTAATATCCTTCTTCAACCCACGAATCTTTCTCTGTAAGCCTGTTGACAGGTCATAAAGAGTGAACCATGGATTATTACCCTTGCCAATTTCTTCAATAAAATAAGAATTTTCTAACGAATCAAGCGTTGTAGACAAATACCCTAAATATTCTCTCTCAACCGCAAAACGCTCCTCTAGCGTGAATTTAGGCAGTAATTCTGCGTTGTTAGAAAGGAACTCATAGTATTGTTTGAGAAAAACAATACGTTCTTGAGGTTTCTTTAGAGTTGTTGAATACTTGATAGACAACTTAGTTACTCCTAAGTGCTTCAAGAATTGTGGAATAGGTTTGGTTGACTGATAACCTGTCATACTATTATATACAGCTAACAAGACTGATGTATTCTTATTTATGTCATAAAAGAAACCAAGTTTAATTAGTATGTTCATTTGTCTATTATCTGCCAACTTGTTGTCAATGATATATTTAAAGACATCGACAATATCCATATCATCTGAATAATGATTATGATAGAAGTCATACATATTGTCAGAAACCTTATCATTGAGGTATTTAATGGTGCTGATGCCCTTAAAGATCTCATTACCATTGTGAGTGTAATTTCTAACTGATTGTCCAAACTTGATACCTCTTAGTTTAATACCAAAATATGGTAATTCTTCAATGAGATACCCTTGCATATCAACATCATCACGATAAATATTGAGTGTTTCAGTGTAATAATTAATTGGATAGTTTGCCTTGAGGTATGCACCATACAGGCAGTCCAAAGCAACTGAATAAGCGTGACTAGAGTTAAACCCGTATTGTACAGAGTTTTCAATGATCTTCCAAACTTCTAACGCATCCTCTTCTGATCCAGTTTGTTTGACGAAACCTTCAATGAATCTATCATGAATAGGTTCAATAATGCCAGGCTTTTTCTTAGCAATCGCCTTGAGAAGCGAATAGGTTTCACCCTCTGGGAATCCTACATATTGCAACACCTTCATAATGTTCTCTTGGAACAAAATGAAGTTATCACTTGATTGTAGAAGTGCATCAAACTCTGGAATGTTATATGAGAATGGTTTTCTGTTTAAGAATGTATCACGTAAAGTGGCAAAGGAAGGTCTGATAGCGGCAACCCACATACTCAACTCACGAATGCTCTTAGGGGCATATTGCATGATTTGAGGTTTACCACTTACTGTACCTGCTTGGTTAAGAGTTGCTACAATACCATCTTCAAAGAGTTTCCAAATCTTTGGATCGTCTTGAGTGTTCTTGATTAATGTTCGCACATCATCAATAGGTTTCCCAATGCTCTCATACACCTTACCAATGATTTCATAGACAGACACCGTGAGCACATCGTTCTTCAAATACTTATAAACATCTGAATTATAGCTATCAATCAAAGCTAGATATTGTCCATCCTTAGCTTTGATAACACCTGTTTCAGAGCGAATATCATTATTCAATAGAAGCATAGCACATGGATGGGGTGAAAATGATTTGATAACACCAACAAATTTTTTGCTCGCTTTAATCAATTTACCCCACATACTATGATTTTCATACTCTTCTAGTTTATCGGGAATATCTGCAATTTCATCTACTGGTAATCCGATACCACGACAATAGGTTCTAAAGGCATCCTTGTCTTGGAGTGTACCATAAGCCACCATTTGATAAGCATTATGCTCTCCAAGCAATTCTTTGGAAGCCTTGACGAATGGTTCTGGATGGGCAGTGTTAAAGTCAATATCTGGTAAAGACCGTGACTCTAAAATACGTGAAATACTCATGAATCGTGTTGGGTATAACTCAATAGGTGCTTCTAAACGGTCAATGTTAGTGAGGTTTAGAAGTTTGTTAACGTACATTGAAGGGGCTGAATTATGCACAATCATGTTGTAAATAGTGAAACTAGGGTCATTTTCAACTTGTAAGTCATAAACCTTAGTTGGTTTTGCATCATGGTGGACAAGTTTAGTGATAGGTAGGTAGATGTAATTGTTATCCACTTCTATCTCATTCAAATCCAATTTGATACCTTCACCCTGCTCAACAAGTAATCCTGTTGTACATACATAATCTTTGCCAGCAATCAAATCACCAGCTTGTTTGTAAATGACAGAACCACTGTCATCTTTAACTAAAATCTTATGATCCAAAGTCGCAATGATAGGAGCCGATTTAGCTTGACACTCATGTTGAATTTCAATCATCGGTTCATTAATTTCATATTCCCAAGTTTTTAACACCTTGTCCCAATCACCGAATTTATTGATGACAAAATCACCAACTTCAACTTCATTGATTGGTATAATACCACGTTTAGTGTGAACTAACGCTGTTTTCTCAAAGCATCCTCTTCCGCTTTTTGTAAGGATTCCACCGTATTTAGTAGTACCCAACTCAATCATTTTGGTGTTGAATAGAAAGTAATCTTCCATGCCAGTTTCAGTAATGATATTTGATTCAAATTTAATTGCTTCAATGTAATCATTCCACTTTGACTTGTCGATATGCTTTCTATCCTCTACCCACGCTTTATTAAAAAGGTTGTGTAGTCGCTTTACTTTTTGTTCGTGTGTTTCTCCTTCGTAAAGAGTAATCATCTTAATCTCTTTGTCAAAAGAGATACCTTCCCACTCATCTGCAATCAAAGTATTTTCAATTGCCAATTCTGCAATGTCGTTTGGTACGATACCTTGATCATAGAATCGTTGTAGGATTTCATCAGTAATTGGAAAGTCTAAAACTGAATCCTCTTCCTCAAAGTAAAACTCCTTGGCTGATTTGAGGAAAATATCACGGTAAGTCGCATCTTCCTCTGACACATAGTGAGTGTCAAGACCAAGAATAGGTTGGAATCCCTTCTCAATCCATTCAAGACCTAAATCATTTACTTCTGAAATCATCTTAGTGTTGTGAGGTTGTAACTCAATATAGACCTCATAGACATCATCTAATGATTTAATTACTTCGTCTGCGTATTTTGAGAGCAGTACACTGTTGATACCACTAGTAGTAATGATTACATTTTTAGTAGCGTTATCAAGTAAATCTTTAACTGTCAAAATGTTTTCTTGAGTAGACGCTAGACTAATCAATTCATTAAGAACAGTTTTTCCTTCATTGTTCTTGGAAATCATGACTAAACTATAATCACCATCACCAAGTCTAATGTTGAAATCGACACCCGATAATAACTTCAGCCCATGTTCTTGTGCCACTGTATATGCTTCAAATAAATTACCACTGTAACAGTGTTCCATAGCAACCAATACTTTTTGACCTAATTCCTTCGCTCTTTTCGCATACTCACGATAATTTGCAACGGAATCGGGTTTAAAAATATTTGATTGATGAGTATTCAAGTGCAAATTATTGTACTTCGTCATCAGACAACCCCCAAAACAATAATAACCCACATACACCCAAAAAGACAAGTGGATTAAAAATTATAAATACAATAGACTTAATCATTAAGACGATACCAACTAAAACGATAATTGGCACACCACAACCTAACATTCCTCTGCTGAACCCACTGAATAGTAGGTACACCATAGCGAATAATGTTTTGAACACTCTCTCCATGTTCATTCTCCTTTCTATTATAATGATATTATACCATATAATAATAAAAAAGTCAAGGGGTTAACCTTGACTTATTGTACTTTAGACCAATCAACTTGATAGAGTACATCATTTAGAATGTGATATTCCTCTCCAGACTCACTACAAAAGTAAGCATTGTTTGAAATGTCTGAAGGTATTAATGAACATGGTTTGCCACTAATCGGACAAATCAGTTGATCATTTTCATTGAACACAATCTTGTAAGTGGTTTTGATACATAGGTTTTCAACTGTATCATCGTTGCGGTAAATCTTGTGAGGTCTGCCCTCATTTAGACAAGCACGTTGGATTGTCTTTTGATTGAAATTCAATTCCTTAGCAATTTCACACCGATTGACTCCACTCTCATCTCTCGATGCAATAATCTGCTTAAACTCACGTTTCAAGTGCCCAAATTCAGTGCAATAATGCTCTTTGAGGATAGACACAAAATCGTTGAATGTCAATTCAAATTCTAGTAAGAGTTGTGTAATATATTCTTGAGTTGCCCCACATTTATATAGTTCGATAAACTCTTGAAAAATCTTCTTCTTCATGCTACTCACCCTTATCTGAATAGCGTGGCTCTGTCTTGTCATGTAGGATGCCTTCAAATGAAGGGAATCTCAACGATACAATACCGTCTTTATCTTGTGATTCTGTTTGATAGTCAATACGGACAATCTTACCTACAATACTGTTTGGATCTTGGAAAAATCTTACACGCTCTGCATCTGAAAATCCTGTACCAACACCAACTTCATTGCCCTTGTATTCAACAATGATTTTGCCCATCATGCCTTCATATTTTCCTTGACCTTCTACGACTGCTAACACACGCAAGTCACCAGAGTCAAACTCTTTAGCTTTGAATAGGGCATTACCACGTTTAAACTCATAAACTGCATCACGGTCATTCACCATAACACCTTCATAGCCTAATTCAGTCATACGCTTGAGTTCTTTAGTCACATCTTCAATGTCATCGGTAAAGCCAAGGTGCTCTACTAATTCTACATTGTCCACTTTATGCTCTCTAAGAATCTGTTGAAGTAATTCAAATCGGTCACGGTGTTTAGTTGTAGACTTTTGATTCTTCCACTCTTCCAGTGGAATGCAGTCAAAAGCAATATGTTTAACACCTGTTACATTCTCATTTGAGTTCACCATACCAACTGTTCTACGGTATAAATCGGGTGTAGACTCGCCTTCTTCACGGTCAGCAAGCAACTCACCGTCATATACACCAATTGGTAATTGCAGGAAACTTTCTTCAACTTCAGTCAAGCCGATAAATGGTTTACCATTACGACTGAATAAATCAACTGAATTAGAGTCACGTAAGGCAATGCAACGTACACCATCTAATTTAACGGATAGTGACATATCCTTACCTTTGATTTTCTTGCTATTTTCGTAAAATTCCTTGGCAAGCATAGGATTAAACTCTGGAATAAACCCTTCACGAATAGAATTAACCGTCTTACCTTGGACACCTAAAGTTAACTTCTTAGTGAGAAGGTCAGTGGCGGTTCCTTGTTCATCCTCTGGTAGAGTTTCTAGGAAGTTTTGAATGCGGATTACATCAATATCTCTACCTGTACTATGATTTTGTAAGTAACTCATAGCACTATACAAGCTGTCAATAGGATTGGAAATATCCTCATGATGCAATTTCTTCTTAATCTTCTTAGTTGAAATCCCCACGGTAATGTATGGATTCAGTAGGAAGAATAATGCTTGTGCAAACACTTCATCATCTAAATTTCGTTGGATAAATGTTTTCTTAGAATTGGATCCACTAATACCTTTCAATTGCTCTAGTTTCTTAATTGTACTCATTATATACCACCTTTGCATACAAACTGCCGAAACCAGTATCAGTTTGATAATGCTCTTGTTTAAAGAATTGTTTAAACCAATCATAGTTTACATCTTTAGCTTTTAGACCATGTTGGCTCAATAAGTAGGCAATTTGACCTACTACAATTGCGTTAGAGAAACTAGTGCCTGTTCTCATAACTGCATCCCATCTAGTTTGAACATCTTCACCTAATGCGGTAAAGTCAATCTCATTTAGTGGGTAGTTTGATAATTCTGATTTCTTAGACAAATCATTTTTTGATAGACCTGCAACTGCATAGACACCTTCCATAGACGCAGGATAAACCAATAATGATTTGTTATCGTTTCCAATAGAAGCACATAAGATAGCACCATTGTCAATCAGTCGATTCACTAATCGTACAGTAGTTGTGGACAACTCATGAATACCTGCAAAACTCATACATACAACATCCACCTCTCTACCAATAGTATAGAGTAAAGAGTTGTAGACACTCAACATTGACGCTTCATTCTTATCGTTAATTGCCTTACAGATATATAAATCTGCTTGAGGAACAATCTCATAAATGATATGTGCTAAGGCTGTGCCGTGACCTGTACCATCTTTGACATCTTCCATGGATGCTAATTTCTCTGTGAAGCCATTATAATGTCCTTTAATATTAGGCAAATGAGAGTTGCAACCACTATCAATGATTGCAACCTTGATGCCTTCACCTAATTTTTCAGTGAAATTTGTAGCTTCTAAATACTCATAGAAATTCATTAGTTGGTGGAGCCTAGGGCTTTATCTCCACGTTCTGAAGGAATTGCATCAAATTCCTCTTTGTCCACCACTAAAGTTGTAGCTGAATAATTCTTTTGGAGAATCATTTGTGAAATAGCTTTAGAGTATGGATATAAGTAACCACCATTAATTTCTTGAACTTCCTCTACTTCATTGGTGATGATAATGTTGTTATCTAGCGGAGTTACTACTAAAAATACCTCGCCACGATAACCACTATCTACAACACCACTTTGAATATTTAATCCAAGTTTACCAGTTGACCCACGCTCATGCTTGAAGTCGCACCAGAATTTAGAAGGGACTGCAACACCAATACCTGTTGGTAATAAGTAAGTGTGATTACGGTATAAGAAAAGTTTTAAAGTACCATCTTCCTTCCATACTTTAACACCATTCTCACTAACATAATCTTTCGGAATGTCTAACCAAACATCATAACCTGCATCTTCTTCTCGTGCTTTCTTGAATGGTTTGGCTGTTTCACGGAACTTAGTCATATTGATTACTGTTTCTGCTGTAACTGAACCATGGTTGAAGTACCATAAGTTATCAACTACGACATTACCTTTAGCATCTACTGCTGTAAGCGTCTTTTGATCAACGTTAATTTCCTTAACATAGTAAGGTTTGTTTTCCTTGGTGTAAAATATAGTTTCGTTCTTTTCAAAATATCTACGCATTGTTTCTCTCCTTAGAATTAGTTATAGAATACAGTTAAATTTGGACGCACATTTTGTGGCTCTTCACTCACATGAACATCTACACCAAAACGCTCTTTGATGATTTGGAGGGACTTAGGAGTACTAACTTCTAAGTGTGGTTGGATGATATGAATGTTGTTAGCAAATGCTTTATACCAACGTTGTCTAGTGCAGACTGTTAATTCATAACCACCTGTAACAGGAATAATGTCACGGACATCTTCTAAGTTAAGGTTGTGGACAACATCTGTATCGAACTTTTCAAAGTCAATATCCGTTGCCTTGGTGCTTACTGTCAATAGTTTAATAAATCTTCTCATAATTACCACTCTTTTCCTTTTTTACTTGTAATTTAAAATCTTGATTTTATCATTCTCAATGTCCTCAATTTTGAGGATAAATGCTTCATATTTGTCGTTAAAACACAAAACAAAGGGCTTAATCTCTTGAAAACCAAGCAAATTCTTCACTGAAAATCGTTTGTATTTTTCGTACAAATTTACCCAATCTTTTGTGAGGATTTTCCGTAAACTTTTGTTCCAAGTTGCCAAAGGCTCACATTTGATTGCAAACAGAAAATCTTTCTTGTTCTTGATAATATAACCTCTCATGAGTATCTCCTTATTATTTGAAAATGATTACTGCAACCCACATAGCTAAAGCTAGAAGTACGTTTGGTACTGCAAACCATACAACTGTTAAAGTGTCGTTAGTTTTGTTTGCCAAGTATGCACGAACTGCCTTGTAAGCTGTGATTACTAGACCTACCAATAGTAGAGTCCAAAATGTAAATGATTGTCCCGATACGTTACGTGTGGAATAAGTCAATACTAACTGTGGGATGTAACTTGTGATCATAGCTAATGTTGCTACAACACCTAGGTATTTGTCAATAGTTTTAAAAATGTTCTTCAATATTATTCTCCTTAATTCTGTTCTAATTTGTGAAAATCTACTTCTTCACGCAATACTGCTTTCAACTCATTTAAAGTTGCAACCAATTCACCTTGAAGTTTAACCAAACCCACTGTGTAGAGGTTTGCATAACTAAATTGTGATTCAGCTAATTGATCCAATGCATTAATCTTTAATTGGTTGCCAAATGTACCTTGACGGACATCTGTATATAGACCAATGATACTTTTACGCATTGCATAAGCATAGCCAATTTCTGATGCCAAGCCTGGATCAATTACTGCACCATCTAGGATTGCAATAAGAATATCCGCTTCATCCAAATATTGGGTGTCTGCTAATGCAATCATTTTAGAGTCAGCATAACCGCTCTTATCATTAATTGCTTCGTTTTCTTGAGGTAAATAAATTTCAACCTCATCACCAAATTCTTCACGCAACTCTTTCACTACTTGTTCGTTGAAAAGTTGCTCACCAACTGAAAACAGTGGTGCACCAAAGTAAATTTTTACTTTTGCCAAGACATGACTCTCCTTTCGTATTTAAGCAAAAATGCTATAACATATCTTATAGATACATTATAGCATGATTTACTGTTTTTGTCAAGAGTATTTTGTTATTTGGTACTACCAGTTGTAATCTTCATCGGACATCGGCTCAACTTCGCCTAACAAATACCCATTGCCCACCGTGCTGAAGAAATCGTTGTTGTTAGTACCCGTTGAAATACCATTTAATACTAGTGGGTCAACATCTTCTGCGGTATCACCAAATAATGGATCCAAACCTAAGTTTTGAAGTGCCTTGTTTGCATTGTATCGCATGAATGTCTTAACTTTTTCAGTCCACCCAATTTCATCATACAAATCTGAAGCATATTTCACTTCATTTTCGTACAACTCCATGAGTGTTTCATAAACCCAATCTTTGTACTCTTCAATTTGTTCGTCAGTGTAGTTATTCATAGCAATTTTATTTTTTGATCCAATGTAGGTTCCGTGCGTAGAATTACCTGTAATGATCACTGAACCATTTCTACGTGTCAATAAGAATTGAGAAGGAACCTCAACACCATATACGGTTTGACTTGGCAATTCTTTCCGTTCTACCATTTGTGCTCCAGAATACACTCTATCTTTATTGATTTGTAGGTTGTAATATGACCGTTCTTTACCCTGTTGTGTATATTCTTTTTTGACAAATTGTGTTCTATAACCTGCTAGACTTGCAATTGCTTGAATATACTTAACATCTTCCAAGTTAGAAGAACCATAGGTAATACGGTTAGGGTTGTTCTTAACAATATGAGCATCCCAATGTGCCACTTCTTCAATATACTCTTTACACCATTGAGCGGAAACCCAATTCAATGGTTGTTTTGGTAGTGGTCTATCCTTATCTGCATACCATAGAGGAACTTGAAGTGAAAAATTCTTTCTAACTTTACGATTGCCCTTTTGAGGTGTGTCAGCTTTGACATTCACTTTCCATTTCAATTGATTTGCCAATTCAAGGAAGCTGTCAATATGCTTTTGTTTTGTGAATGAGAAATTAGCCAACAAATAGCCTGTTCTATCACCATTCAAACGGTCATGCCCATCTGGAGCAATATCTTTTGGATAGGAGCCTGCTCCATTAATTGCAATCAACATCTTTTCAACATCTGTTAATGAGTCATGTTGAATATCTTTATTCTTTACCTCTGCTGTATGCTTTATGTGTCGCATAGTGTTCAATTTGACCTCATCCGCAGTTTCAACAATTGGCTTACCATCGGCAAACGTTAAGAAACGGTGTTTAGGAGAACACGCAATGTTGATATGATTTTGGTTGGTGGAGAACTCTGTTACATTGGTTTCGTAGTGGTGTGAAACATTCAATGGTTTCACAAATGATAGAGAGTCGCTTTCTACATCATATTGTGCAATAACATCGTTTAAGGTAATTTCAGAAATGCCTTTCCAACCATTGATAGTTAATAACTCATGATCACTAGTCAGACACTCATCTCTTATAATCAATTTTATCACCTCTGCACAATTGATTAACTTATTCTGACCTAAGTAATACAGAGGTGTGAAGAACCCACTGTAAAACAAGAATGATTCTAACATAACACTAATTGCTCTACGTTGCAACTCATTACCATGTTTGTACCACTTATCCACAATTTCAGCTTTCTTTTGCAAATGTGGATTTGTCAGTGCCCACTCAAAAATCTCTTCAATCTCTTTTTTGGTGTTTAGAGTTGAGAAAATGGTAGAGTAGGACTTTGCATGAACAGCTTCCATAAATTTTATGTTGCTCAAAACAGCCATTTCGTGTTGAGTAATAGCGTGTTTTTGTAGGGCTTCAATAGCATCCTGTGATTGTAATGTGTCAAGTAATGTCAGACCTGCAAACACCTTGTTTACCAAATTTCTTTCTTTTTCTGAAAGCAATCGCCAATCATCCAAATCGTTTGATACAGGAATACGGGTATCTAACCAAAATTGAGAGGTTAGTTTTTCCCATGTTAATTTATCAACCATATCATTGACTTCATTCCAATTGACTGCTTTATATCGACCTTGATAGTCACGTTTCTTGAATGCCATTCTCCCCATCCTTTACTTTTATGTAGTTGTACCCTTGGTTATCATCTGTGAATAACTCTCTACATATCATCTCTAATATGTTAAATGGAGTCGCTTCAGATGCTAAACGATACATTATGTGATCTGTAAACTTCCTAACTTTTTTAGTATCATAATATTCTTTTGGAATACCCATTAATCTCCAATATTCGTGTGGTGTCAACTTCCGTATTTCAGTGTTCTTATGCAAATAAGGTCTACCCTCACGCAAGTATTCATTTTCCACCACATAAACATATCGTCCACCGCCTGTTGGCTTTGGTAATGTTGGTGCTATCCCATTCTTAGAATATACTCTATAAATGTTAGGATTTTCAATTGTCTTATGTTTCAGCTCGAATACATAAGATTTGTTTTCACCTACTCTTTGAAGTCTTTTCATAAACTCTTTAGGTAGATAGTATTTTTTGTCTACTTTTGAATCTAGAAAATCTATGAATTTTGAATCCTTTTTATATTTATCAAAATCACTAGGCATTTGTGCAAGGTCATGTAAAATGCTAACACAATAGATTCTACCTCTACTTTGAGGTAATCCATAGTCTTTCGTATTCAAGTTGTAGATATAATTAGTATAACCTAATTTCTTCAATCTGTCAAGCCAATCATCAAAGTTTTTCTTGCGTTTGCCCAACAGTTGTACACTGCCTTCCATGATCAAAAACCAAGGCATCCGCTTCTTCACATAATCTTCCACACTATCAAGTAATCTATTTCTACGATAATTTCTTGAGTAGATGGTGTATTTATGAATTGACTCCATATACATATCTTTTGTCATCCATTTATAGAAGAATAAATGAACATCAGAGGACATTCTTTTCTTTTGTTTGTGTTTCAAATCTTTATACATTGATGATTTAGGATGTATTGCCCTATATATTTTTCTGTCCTCTTCTTCAGTCAATGATACACCAAGCACCTTGAAGTTAATTCCAAGATGCTTGAGTACCATAGGTAATACTCCTATATTATCATAGTATGTAAATACATTTAGTGGCATTATGACTCAATCCAATATCTATATTCTGGTGATTCCTTGATTTCATCCTTATTGTAGAACACTTGCTCACCAGTGGCAAGTGAATAATACATAATTTCATCATATTCTACAACTGTAAAACGCTCAACCACATTACTATCATGTCGTTGTCGTAAGAGGATGTCCCCATCTCTTACTTCTCTTACTGTGGAAATACTTGCATCATATGCTCTAATTGCCATTCTCCACTTCCTTTCTTGTTCGTGCTTGTGTCAATGGATCACCTAAGTCCACACGTTGTGCATCACGCTTCAATACAAAATCGTATGCTTCTAACGCAACTGTTGCACCATCTGCAACTGCCATAGCAACCTGTCTATGTGTTGGTCTAACAACATCGCCTGCCATGAATACACCATAATGGATATTCAATGTATCATAATGTCCTGTACGAACATTATACTTGTTGTCATAGTTAGGGATAACATAACCATTCTTGTATAGTTGACTAGGATATTCTTGTAAGTTGTTAGGTTTACTGCCAATGCAAGCAAAAATAGTATCGACATGAATGCTTTGACCGTTATCTAAGACAAGTGTTTTACAAGTCGCTTTATCATCAGACAAACCATCTACTACGTTAGCTTTAATCTTGGTAACGTTAGGAGCATCTGCTTCTTGTGCCAAATATGGTTTTGCTGAAATAGTACTACGATAAATCAAGTAAATGTGTTTAGCACCATTTTGTTTCAACAATGAAACTGCTTCTAAAGCACTATCACCACCACCAATTACCGCAACCTCTTTACCTGTTTGGAATTCAGCATCACACACTGCACAATAAGAGATATGATTCTTGATTTGTGGGAAGTCTAAGGTGTTGTGAGTTGTACCTGTTGCAATGATAATTGTTTTAGTTTTCAGTGATTTGAGAGTGGTGTTGACAACCCACAAATTCTCATCAGAATTATAATGATAATTCAACACTTCATCATTAAGAAACTTTGCATCGTAACTAAATGCCTGTTCAGCCATCTTCTCTGCCAATTCCCAAGCGTTAGTTGTCGCACTGCCTAGGTAATTGGTAATTTCTTTTGTCTGAAGTAATTGTCCACCCAACTCATATTTTTCGATAAGAAGGGTTTTCATCTTGTTACGACTAGCATATAAGGTGGCTGACAAACCAGCAGGGCCGCCACCTACAATAATAACATCATAAATCATCTTATAACTCCTAATCTGAAATAACTTCTACTGACTCGATTAATAACCGTTGGAATGTGTATCTACCAATAGAAACAAAATCTTCATTATCGTTCAAATCATCAATAAAGGTATTAATCTTGTTGAGGGTTAAATTATAAATCTCAACCCGTTCAGACCGTGTTGTGACTACTAAGGTAAATCTATGTGAATCTTTCTTATCTTCTTTCACCTTTGGAAGAGTACTCTTAGACACTTCATTCATAAAGAGTGAGAAGAAATTACCATCATAACTATAAGCAATATAACAGTTTACAGGTAAATTAAACTTGTTCCATCCTACTGTAATCTCTAAAGTCTTGTCCTCTAGTGTTTTAACCATTGCCATTGAACCTTTGTGTTGTAGGAATTCAATAACTTCTCCAACATTATTACCATCATACTGCAATACTTTAATTTCTCGGTCATGGTACATTCTCACTTGTACATTTTCCATTTTCCTTCATCCTTTCATACAAATAAACTACTCTATGATTATTATACCATAGAGTAGTTATTTTGTCAATGCTATTTAGTTAATTAGACTGAACAACTTTCGCATACAGAGCGTTCAGCTTCACCATCTGGTGTGAAGGTTCTAATATAATAAATTGATTTAATACCCTTTCGCCAAGCATAGTGACGCAAGATATTTAAATCTCTAGTTGTCATCTTGTTTGTTCTACCTTCCTTCCACTCATACATACCTTCTGGTAATTCAGACCGCATGAATAAAGTGAGTGACATGGATTGATCAACGTGTGCTTGTGCAGTTGCATAAACATCAATTACTTTTCTCATGTCAATGTCATAAGCAGACTTGTAATAAGGTAGGGTTTTATTAGACAAGTATGGAGCAGGATAATACGTCTTACCTGTTTTCTTCTCTTGTCTTTCCTCAATCAAGTTGGTAATTGGGTGTAGTGAAGCGGTTGCTTCGTTGATGTATGAAATGGATCCAGTTGGTGCAACAGTCAATAAATACTTGTTGTACAAACCATACTCCTTAACATCATGAGCAAGTGCTTTCCAATCTTCTTCAATTGGAATTGGAATATTTTTAAATAACTCTGCATTCTTCTGATGTCTGAAACCTTTAAATCTCAAGTTACCTGTCACATATTGTTCAAAGAATGAACCATCATAGTATTGTGATGATTTAAAATCTTTGTATGTTGACTGTTTTTCTTGGGCAATCTTATTACTTGTTTTAAGTGCATAGTAACGCATAAGTCTAAAGATTAAATCTGTCAACTCTAAAGACTCATCGGAACCATATTCCATTTCATTTAATGCAAATAAACCATGTAACCCCATCAACCCTAGACCTAGAGCATGAGAGTTGTCATTACCATTCTTCACTGTTAGTGCTGAAGTTAGGTCTGAATTTTCTGATACAAAGTTTAATGCTCGCACTGCCACATCAATAGTTTTTTGAATATCGGGTGACTTCATTAAATTAACCGCATTTAGAGAGCCTAGGTTGCATGAAACATCTTCACCAAGGACTTCATAGGTTTGATCTAAATTGATTTTGGATGGTTTGTGTTCTTGAATTATTTCACTCTTTATTGTTTAGTTGAAATCGCTACTTTCAACCCATAGGGGCTATATGTTGCCATATAGAACAGACTATATCATATTCTCATACGTTACTATGAGAGCCTTGTCTTTTCCACTCGCTTGAGTGTACTCTACTCACTTCTTCACCCATATCCTCACGACAGGGGCTATGCTTTCGATAGTCGTTAGACATTTAAATTAGTACGGTATTGTCCTTGGTAAGGAGATCCACCGTTTAGACAAGTTTGCTAATAAACATCACTGTTTATAGGTGCATTTACATACACAAGTTCGACATAATTACTCGACCACTATTCATATTTCCTCTGTTTGCGGTATCAATATTGAGAATATATGGATAGCCAGACTCTTGTTGAAGTTTGGAAATCTCATTCTCTAATTCTCTTGCTTTGATTTTATACTTCTTAATCTCGTCATTGGCAATCATATTTTCATATTCTGCTGTAATATCCACGTAAGAGAATGGTTTACCATATACTCTTTCTACATCATAAGGACTGAAGAGATACATAAAGTCATCTTTAATACATAATTCATAGAATTTATCTGGCACGGTAACACCTAGTGATAAGGTTTTTACACGGATTTTTTCGTCAGCATTCTCTTTCTTTGTCGAAAGGAATGAAACAATATCGGGATGGAAAACATTCAAGTATACTACTCCGGCACCGCTTCTTTGCAATTTGTTACTCCTCATAAGAGGGGGTGGGTCATTTCTACCCACCTCTTTAACTTTCGTTAAAGTTCGGACTATATCTTTCATTAAAATCAGTTAAGCTAGTATATTCGTTTTCTATTTCTCTATGACACTTCTTACAAAATGTACCTAAGTTATCATCATAATGAGCATCGTTTGGGTTGTCAAAGAATCTCAATTTTTTAAAATGGTGTTGTTCTAAGTTTTCCGTAGAACCACATTTCAAACATTTATAATTATCACGTTTAAGAATATGTCTTTTCCATCTTGTCCAAGTACCACCATATCTAGTAGGGTGAAGTATTTGATAGTGATTATTACAACATCTTTTAGAACAAAATGAAGGTTTGTCTTTATATATATTATAACGTGATTGTTGAAACTCCTTACTACAATGTGCACATTTGATTGTGACTTTTTGATTATTATTATATTGTGTTATACATTCTTGACTACATAATGAGGTACTTGTTTTCTTTGCTAGAAATTTCTTGCCACAAATGATACACTCTTTTTCATATCTTGTAACCCTATGATCCTCACAATAACAAGGTAAATTGGCACTAATTGCTGATTTAGTTGTTTCACATAACTTACCGCAAATCTTGCAACAGCCTGTTGTAATATTATTCACCTTACCTAATTTTCTAGCACATTCAACGGAGCAAGTTTGTTTATCTCTACCTCTTTTAGTATCTATCGTTTCAAACTCACAATCACATATAACACACTGCTTTATAATGGTTTTAGGTTTTGGTCTTGGCATATTTATACCACTCCTTTCAACCTAACTGATTTTAACTAGTTGGAGCATCCCATGCAATTACTCACACGAAACATTAGTCTCTGAACCTTCCTTATAATCATTCTATATAAGGCTCGGCTTCTGATTGCCCTCGACTTTACGTTAGGGTGTTCCAGAAATTTCCCAACTTTATACTGAGCCAATGTTAACCCAGTTGATTGGCATAGCTAAAGCTATCTTCCAATAATTTCATTACAGGCACAACACCACTAGAAGCATTCTCTACACCCTTAATTGGTGCACCTGCTTCACGTAGGTTGGATAACCCTATACCCACGCCCCCACCTCTCTTTGAAAGCTCTAAACAGGTGGTAATACTTCGACCAATATGACTCATATCATCCATAACATCAATCAAGTAGCAAGAGATAAACTCACCTCTCCGCTTTTTACCAAAATTTAAATATGAAGGTGTGGCAGGTTGATAGCGTTGTTCCATCATTTCTTCTAGCAAATCAGTGGCAAGTTGTTCATCACCATCGCCAACATATAATGCTGAAAACACATTACGATCTTCAAAACGCTCTAAGAAACGCTTACCGTCATTAGTTTTGAGTGCATACTGCTTGTAAAATTTGCTTGCACCCATAAATGATTTGAAGCGAAACTTTTTCTTATATGCTTTGGTGAATAGCTTTTTGATAAATGAGAAAGAATATTTTTTGATAAATTCTTCTTCAATGTAATCATTTTCAATTAAGTAATCAATTTTCTCTTTCAACGTGTGAAAGAATACCGTATTAGGATTGATTTCTTCTAAGAAATATGCTTTTACTGCTTCCTTATCCTTAGATAAATCAATATTCCCATCCTTAATACGGTTTAATTCATTATTCAATTTGTAATAAGTTTTCTCATCTTGAGAAACAATTTTCTTAGGCTGTTCCAAGACTCTCCACCACTCCTTTTATTTTCTTTAAATCATTATCATTACCAAAATACTCCATCATATGTAGTAGTGGAATGTTGTAATCTTTACTCAAATCTTTAGCTGTGAAGCAATATAACTCTGCAAAATTAATATTGCCACAACCCACAACACCTTTACACTGCTGTTTATTATTACCAATCTCTAAAAACTCATTGAAGATTTCAGTCACCTCTTTATCATAAGTAGGTGCAATGATAATATAGGGATTGTTAACTTCAGTGTAAACGGTATTGTCGTTTAAATTCAATGAAGGAAACCCCAAACGATCAACAAACGTTTGAGTATTTCCTGTCAATGAAATATATACAATTTTGATCATTACTTCTTACCGTGAATTCTTTGGTAATCAGCTTTTGTTGTGATATTCAGAAACTCATAAATATCAATACCATTACGGTGGAAATATTGCAGAATCTCAGCTGTTGCCATAGTATCATAGAATGCGTTGTGAGCATTATCTAAATCAACGTTAGCAAATCTAGCCACGGTTTCCAACTTATGGTTTTTCAAATTAGGGGCTTTAATCTTCGCCATAAATAAAGTATCAATAAAGAATCGTGGTGAAATGTTGAAGTGGGCGGCTAGGAAACCTAAGTCAAATTTAACATTGTGACCTACTGCAATACAATCATGGAAAATAGATTTTACCACATCTTGCATCGTGTTGATGTCTACACCCTTTTTCTTCAAAATTTGATTGGTGATACCAGTCAATTGTTGAATTTCCATTGGTACTTCATGTTTTGGTTTGAAGTAGAAAGAACCCTTATCAATAATCTCTAATTCTTTTGGCTCCAACTTGGTGTAAGCTAACTGAATAATTTCATGTTGAGTTGCTTTAAACCCTGTTGTTTCCACGTCAAATACTACAAATTCTTTCTCCATTATATCTCCTAGAAATCCTTAAAATACACGTTTCCACCCATTTCTACACCTACTCTACCTATTTGCTGTGCGTACCAAGTAGACCAAAAATATAAGTAAGGGTGAATTGATCCATTAGTCAAAATATCATCTACACCACGTTTAACATCCTTGTTGATATGTCCAAGGTGTTTTTGGTAGTGTCCTGCTCCATAGGCTTCAAACTGTCCACTTGCTGTTACCACTTCCATGATTGTGTTATCGAATCGTGGGTTCTCTACACGGTTAATGATTGTCGAAGTGACCCAACGTGCCGACTCATAATCTTGTCCACCTTCTTGTTGTACTACTGCTAGTAGAATTTGGTAGTCATTGTTATTGAGTCGATATCGTTTCACTTGAGCATCAGCCACCGATGGAAATAACAGCGTGAAAAGCATACCTAATAAAATTGTGATTTTAAATGTCTTAATGTTCGTGTTTTTTACGATTTTAGACCTCTCCTTTCTTGTTTGTCAAATTCCGACAAAATGACAGAATTTTCCTTTAGGCTTTGTGAAACATTTATAATTCTTTGATTTGTACTTCCCATGTATTTCAAACCCTTGATATGAAGGGCTTCTACGAACCTTCCGTCAACCAAAATATCAATGTTCCACAAAATTGGCAAAGTATGGGGTGTATTTGACATTCCACCCTCTAAAAGTTCATTAGGGAAGGTTCGACCTGTCCAACACCAAATATCTTTAGAAAACACGAACGTTTCACGGAATTTTTCAACCAATTTACGAATCATCGGTTGATTATCTGGTTCTAACGGATCTCCACCCAATAATGTCAATCCTGCAATGTGTGGACGCTTACACAACTCGATAATGTGATCAATTGTTTCATCTGTAAATTCTTGTCCTGCAAAAAAGCATTGTGCTTCCTTGTTGAAGCATCCTTTACAGTTTAACTTGCATCCACTAACGAAAAGTGTAACTCTCACACCTGCACCATTAGCAACATCATTTTCCCTAATTGACATATAACGCAATCTATCACCTCTTTACTCCAATATATCTATATTATATCATAAATGGAGCACTCTGTCAACTATTTCATCGTATCTTCCTTCAGTCCAACCAATATCTCCTGCACTGTTTGAACCTAAATAACCACAAGTCCTACGTACAACTGAAATAGTTTTAGTGTCAGTGTTGCCACATGACGGGCAAATCCAACCCTTCTTTCTGCCCGCTCCTTTATGAGGTTGCATCTCGCCATCATAACCACATTCAAAACAGTAATCGGATTTGCAATTAATTTCTGCATATAAGCAAGTTTCATAAATATGTTTGATAATACTCATGACTGCTAATGTATTGTGTTGCAGGTTTGGAACCTCTACATAGGTAATTGTTCCACCTGTACTTTGAATTTGATACTCACTTTCAAATGTTAGTTTCGAGAACGCATCCACATCTTTAGTAACGTGAATATGATGTGAGTTAGTAACATAATTCTTCTTTCTCTCCCCATCAACAGTGCCAAAGTCACGTAAACAAGCCTTGGCAAATTTTTCCGTACAACTTTCTAATGGTGTACCATATACTGCCCATCCTAAATCGTCTTTCTTCTTCCATGTTTCACACATTTTGTTCAATACACTTAGAATTAAGCCACCTAAAACAGCACCCTCTTCATTATCTGGTGCAAAGTCTTTACCTGTGAAGAATTTAACAACTTCTTGAATACCTGCATAACCTAAGCTAATAGTGCAATGGTCTTTAGTTAAGTATTTGTCAATGGTGTCTTCAGCATCTAATCTAGTATATGCTCCATATTGCCATAATGTAGGTGCAACTTTTGCCTTTGTACCAAGCAACTTAATATATCTTGCCATTTGAGCATCATGTACTACTGACAGATATTCACCTAGTAAAGACCAAAATTTGTTCATATCACCCTTAGATTCTAAGGCAATGTATGGTAAGTTAAGAGTTACAACACCTAAATTTGCTCTGCCCCAAATGTGATCGGGATTATCGTCCAATACTGATAGCATAGATCTGCAACCCATAGGAGCAATCACACGACCCTCACCATTAGAATTGACTTTGTGTTTTAACATCATCTTTTCTGAAAGGTAATCGGGAACCATTCTTTTGGCTGTACACACACCTGCTAATTCAGTTAAATAGTAATATTTACTATCTTCATGGATATTATCTTCTTCCAACACATATAAAAGTTTAGGGAATGTCTGTGAAACATAGGCTCCATCTTCATTCTTGACACCTTTAATGCGTTGCTTCAAGACTTCTTCAATCAACAATGCTAAGTCATGTTTTGTTTGAGGGTCATCAATCTCATTCAGATACATAAATAGACTGATGAATGGGGTCTGCCCGTTACTAGATGACATTGTGTTCCACTGATAGTTAAGAGTTTGAACAGCATCTCTAATCTCTTTCTTGACAGCTTCTTCTGCTAATCTATCAATATCTGCATCTGGTAAGAATAATGATAGCATCTCACGATTATCTCTTAAACGTTGACGCTCTTTTTGTCTAGAAATATCAACAAATGGAGCCAAATGCCCTAGGTTCATTGTTTGTCCACCAAAAGATGCACCACTCACAACTAATGAAATTTGACTTGCAAGCGTACAAGCAGTGCTTAAACTCTTAGGTTTGTCAATGTGTACACCGTTGATATTTGTGCCATTTTGAAGCATATCTTCTAAATTAACCAAACAACAATTGAGCATTGGATGTAAAACATAATCCATATCGTGAATGTGGATAACACCTTTGTTATGCAATTCAATTGCTTTTGGTGAGAAGAATAATTCTTTAGATAGGTGTTTACTTACTTCACCTGCAACATAATCACGTTGTGTTGAGATTAGATTGGCATTCTTATTAGAGTTTTCAGTTGCAACTTCTGAATTTTCATTTTGTATGATGTTTAGAATATCTTGCTCTAATTTAGAAATATCCATATGATTAACTCCTTTCATATAAATATAAGAGATGCTATATAAGCACCTCTTATATTGTGCGTTATTAACATTATACCACAATATCTTGTGTTTGTCAATAACAATCATACTGAAATATCTTCCATTTGATCCATGATTTCGTTGAGGTGTTTATCAACTAATTCATTGTATTCAACACCCTTATGTCCTTTAACTTTAACAAATTCAACTGAATCAAACTTCAAATATTCTTCAATGGTTTTCTTCCATAGGTCAGCATTTGCAAGTCCACCCTTTTTCTTCCAACCGTTTAGTTTCCATTTCTTCCACCAAACTTCATTGAAACAGTTTACTACATATGCTGAATCGCTGTGGATAATAACGGGAATATCCTTCTTAGTGATACTCACCAATGCTTGATAAACCGCCATCAATTCCATTTCGTTATTGGTCTTACCATAGAATCCTTCACCCATCAGTTTAGAGTGCTTGCCATACTGTAAATAAATAGCATAAGCTGATTTATCAGTTGGGGATATAGAGCCATTTTTGATATGACATCTACATCCACCATCTGTATAAACAATAATCTCTTTACTTGTTTTCAAAGTTTCTCCAACCCATGCCAACAAATGCAAGGAATACAAGGAACACTACTAATAATGTGCTATCTTCTTCACCTGTTTGTGGCAATTCTTTGTTAGGAGTCTTTTCTACTTTCTTCTCAACTTTAGGAGTTTCTGGTGTAGGAGTAGACTCTGAACTTGATTCACTTGATTCTGATGATTGTTGGGATTCTGATGACTCTTCGGAAACAACGCTTGAGGACTCTGAAGAAACTTCACTTGACTCTTCACTTGATTCTGAACTAGTTTCAGACGAACTTTCGGAAGAAATTTCACTTGATTGTTCGGAACTTTCGCTAGAAACTTCTGATGATGATTCAGACGATTCGTTTGATACTGATTCACTTGAACTTTCAGAGGATTCAACAGAGCTTGTTTCTGATGAACTCTCTGACGATTCTTCACTGTAACTAGAACTATTATCTTCTGATGAAGAGTCTGGTTCTGGGTCTGGAAGTACTGGTTTACTTGGATCCAATGGACGTGTTTCTTTCCAAGGGTCAAGAGTGATTGAACCACCTTGAGTTACTTGAGAAGTACGATCCAAAGTATACTCTGTAAATGAACGTTTGATATTAGGCTTAATTTGTTCGCCATCACCATACATCCATGCGGTATTAGTAACTACATTACCACCCAATGGTGCTGTTGAAGCATAACTCAAGTAGAATGCTTTTTGGTTGACATTCTCAATCGCTAATTCAAATTCAGTGTAATTGTTGAAGAATGTAACTTTATAGTCAACATCTTTCATTAACTCAACATCCCCATGGAACGATACACGTTTAAGGTTATAATAACCTTTCTTCAAGACAAATTTTTCGGGAATGAAATGTCCACCTTTGATTTTGTCTTTAACACGGATAACTTTGTAGGTAGTACCGTTAGTATTCAAACGTAAAGTCCAAGGGTGTAAGTAACCACCTTGTAAATTCAAGGTTGGTGACTCCCATGACTCTTCCTTAGTAACACCGTGTAATTTGGCAAAATTTTCATTTTCGCCATCATAATCTGAAGTTGACTTTGGTACTGCTGTAATGTCGTAAGTAATCTTCTTACCACCTGCAACTTCAAATTCAACTTTCTTATCTTGTACTGCTTCCTTCACTAGCCATTGGAAGAAGAAATTACCCTTCAAATCCTTTACACCGTCAAGGTTTTGTTGTTTAATGTAGTTGGTGATGCCTACTAATGTAGTTGATACAATATCTTTTTTGATTTGTGCCACACCAATTACGGTGTTGGTTTGTGATTCAACTAAATCAACTGTACCCTCTACACCTTCAATTGGTGAAGGGAGTTTCAAATCAAACCAATCGCCATCTTTAACCTTCTCACGATATGGGGTTAAGTCAAAGTCTACTGACATTTTACGTGCGTGATCAATAACAACCTTTTGTTTTGAGCCATCGGGTTGCTTTTCATCTGATTGATCCAACACATTCACATTAACGATTGCATCTTTCAATTCGTTAGACGCTTCACTGACTGGTTGTTCTACAACTGTCTTAGTTTCATCTTTGGACTCAACTGTTGCATTATTTACAACACTTGAAATTGCATCTGACTGTTGTTGTGATTCAACTTCTTGTGCCAATACTGGACTTGTTACCATTGACAAAATCAGTGGTGCAATTAAAAATACGTTCTTTTTCATGTTATTTAACTCCTAAATATTTTAAGTGTTTGTTGTTGATAGACTCAAGTAAACCTTCAAGACAATACTTGTTGAAAGTCGTGTCAAACAACACTTCTTGACTATGCTCAAATCCCGATGCAAACTTCAATTCCAAAGTCACTGAACCTACAAAATCATTTTCATAATATCCAACTTTATAAACACGGGTAAATTTTACAGTTTTTGTTGTAATATCTCCACCAAATATGTGTTGAACAACATAAAAGGTATCATACATCTGTTTAAGGAACTTGACAACCTCAATTGCGTTTGTTTTTGTGCGTAGTTCACTGAAGAACTCTACCGCCTGCACTACTTCCTCACGATTGTTGAATTTTAACACATATTTATGATATTCTACTTTTGGGTCAGTATCTTCATAAAACCGTGTAATGTCAAATTGTAATTCATTATCATTGGTGATTCCAATAATACAATGGTCTAACTCAATCGTTCGCTTATTATCTGTTCTCATCTTCATGTTGTTAATACCCTTTCTTGCCAATCAATGCTTGAAAAATCTTATCATCATATTCTGCTACGTGTTCCAAATAGTCCTCTTCAGTCATAGCAACATCATATAACCAAGGTTTATGAAGGTTTTGAGTCATTACATCAATCTGTTGTAAGACTAATTCTTCCGTACATTCTTCTGCTGGTAAATCATACATTGGAGAGTATGCAACACCTTGTGGTTTAAATTTGTCTAACCAAAAAGTAAAGTCTGCGAAGAATTGTGGGAATCGTTTATCTGGGTATTCACTATAATCTACAAAGTTACCGTCTTTGTCATACACTGGATAGTGTTGAGGTCTGTACCAAATGCCAAATTACATATAAGGGTACTCTTTAACCGTAAAGTGCATAATTTCATAATCACTTTCATTCTCATCCCAAAAATAATAGTCTGGGAATTCAATTCTAGACAATGTAAATCCATTATCATGCAATTTTTTGAGAAAACGCATCATAAAAGAATAATTTTGTCCACTAAAAACGGTCATAATAACACCCCTCTTTATCATACCATTCAACACCTTCTCTATACCATTCTTCACCCTCAACAGACAACATCCAAGGAGTTTCTACAAGTTGAGGTAGAATTTCTAATTCTTCCAATACTCGCTCAATAGTTTGCTCTTCTTTTGGAAGGTATGTCATTGGCTCATGGATTACATGAGAAGGTCTGAATTTATTAATATCAAACACATAATCTGCGAAAATAATAATGGATTCATCATCTGTCCAAACACCCCATTGAATATAAGGTATTTCCTCAATAATAAACTCCATGATATTTTCTAAGTGAAAGTGATACCCCTAACAATGGATATATAACTGTTTCTATGGTGAAACCTAGACTTTGCACTTTATCAATAATTTGTTGACTGTATTCCAATTATTCACCACCTCTCATTAATACATAATATCTAAGAGCCAACCCTCATATACAACTTGAGGGTCATAATTTTGAGTAGCAGTGTTATAGTGCATAAGAGTAAGCGTGATGTCATGCTCGACACACCATTTCATTACTGATGTTGTAACAACAGTTAAACCCGTTACATATAAAGTAACAGCATCGTAAGTGATACCATCATGACTGAAAACTTCTTGATCCATACGATTTGTGACATGATCTTCAATTTCTTTAATGTCGAAGTTGACAATTGCATTGTCAAAAACAAATGTGTCAACTGGCATTTCGTGCCGACCACGCACTGCACCGATTTCTAAAGTTTTCATATCTACATTTTCCCTTCATTATGTTTAATAATTATTTAATTTCTCACGAAACATATTCGCAATATCTTTGTTGGAAAGATAGTCCATCGCATGATACAAATCATGGTTGCATAAAATTTTTTCTTTCATATGATTAAACTTAGAATACTCTTCTAGTAGCATAACAACTGCATTTTGAAGTGATTCATTTTCGTGTTGTAGTCGTGCGTTTTGTAACACCAACCCATTCACTTTATCAGTAAGCTCTTTAATCTTTAATGAATCTAACAAATCCATATGTATCTTCCTCTCTCATTTATATATCTATTATAACATATAAACTTCTGTCTGTCAAGAGTTTTCTACAAGTTTTTCGTAGTCTTTTTCTAATCTCAAATAATCTTCCTGCCAATCATACATTTTCCCTTCAAGGTCTGCATTCTCTTCTGCAAGTCTTTCATTTTCAGCTTCCAACTGATTAATTTCAGCTTGCAGATTATCAAACTCTTCAAATCTTGCTCTGATTAATTCAATACCACGTTTGTAATCATTGTAGAAAACAATGGAATCCATATTGCTATATTTATCTTCAATCTTATCATCCATCATTTCTAATAACTCATCAATGATATGCTCCATAATAAAAATCCCTTCTATGATTTATTGTTTGGGTTTTGTTTTGATTTATTCATTGCGGTTAAATAAATATAGCAGAGATTTAACGCATCCAATACACCATTCCGTCTTTTGACATTATTTAATAACCTATCTATGACTTCATCTTTCGACTTCATAACAAAATCCCTTTCTTTTAGTATATGTCAATTATACACTAAAAGAAAGGGATTTGTCAATAGTATTCGGTAAATTATTCATCATCGTTAGCTAACACATAAGTTAAATGCTCGTCATATTCCTCGATTAACTCTTTTGTATGTTTTGCATATACATACAACTCATTTAAATGTCTTGCCCAAGTTTCTTCACTTGCATCGTCAAAACACAATTCTTCGATTGTTCCGATTTTGCCCGATAAATTTTGAAGAGTTTTAATAAAGTCCTTTCTCAATGCTTTATTATCTGCGTTTCGCAACTCGTCTACGGTAGTTTTTGCTTTAATAACTTTTGCATCTATATTAAACTCCACTAGTCCTTTAAACAAACCATAATAAATGACATCGTGATCATCAACATATAAACCTAACTTTGATTTGTATTTCTCCCAAAGCTCATCTGTGTTTGAGTAATAACTCTTAGCTACCCATACACATTCTTTGTCATAAAGATACTTTAACAGCTCTTTAAAGTAATCATAACTTTTAACTTGGTAAATTGTTGCCATTAAAATCCTTCTTCTCCCTTTAACTTATCAATGAGTAACGTAAGTGCTTTATACTCTTCAAAACTAATATGATCATTGTTGATAGCGTCTGACACTAAAGTATCTAATAATTCAATTGCATAAAAATAATTCATTATTATTCACCTTCACATTTAATTGTATTAAATAACACTATAAGTGCTTTATATTCTTCACTTGTGATATTACCTTGATAATATGCAATTGTTATTAAATCATAAAGCAATTGCACTGTCTTAAGTTTCTTCATCATTACTCACCATTATGATCAACCCATTCAAGGTAATTCAATGCTTCTGTAAGTGTCTTATGGTTAATCCACCCTTCAAAATATGCACCTTTAACAAGGTCAACAAGAAATTCATTCATATCCTCGTAGTTGTCCATTATTACTCACCTCTCCAATTAAAGATCATAAAGAAAATCTCTAATATTACTATATTATCGTGAATTAATCGTGTCATCACGATAAGCAAGGTCAACTAGATATAAAAGAATACGTATAATATCTGAATCCAACATATTATCATCTCACCTTCGTAATTTGCCAATTGACATTTAAATCCTTCAACGCTTTTTCAGCTTCCTCTTTAGTGAATAAATGAGAATCACCATATAGAATACCATTTTCTAACAGGTATTCATCACCATCTCTAGTAAGTGTAGGTGGCTCTGTATACCCATCAAGTCTTAAGTTATCGGGAACATCAATAACGTATTCCCGCTTGACTTGTCTACGATCAGACCCATAACCAAGTGGGCTTAGAGTAACACCTGTTTCATCGCTCTTCAAATACATAATTGTCACTCCTCACATTATGTGCAATGAATTTGATTTCATCAGTCGTTAAAGCCTTACGTTTTCTGTTAATAGCTTTATAAATGTCATGAGCAAAATAGAAAGGTTCAAAGTGATCCATCCCTTTAAGCAACCCATTTTCAAAACTACTATATAGGATTCTTGTAAATTCCATTGCTTGTAACATTTCATAGAATTCAAAATCATCATTCCATTTATTGAACCACACTGTTACGTTGTATTCTTCCCACGATCCTCTATCATAGCTTGCAGAATTATAAATCTCATTATAACTCTTTGTGGTTATAGCAATCTTTAATTCCATACAATTTCACCCTTCCAACAATATACTCCTCATAAATATCCATAGCTTTATCAAGAGTCAACTCTTCTCTTCTACCTTCGGTATGTAACTTATCTAAAAGGGTGTGTAATTTGGATGAATGTAAATTATCCAGCAAATAATGTTCATTAAGGACTTCAAGAACTCTAATAAACGCAACTGCCTTTTGTACTTTAGAGAATTCATAAATTGTTGGATAGAAATATTCCCATACTCGCACTTGGTGTTCTGCTCGATAATCTAATTCTCCATCTTTATACATTGTGACAAAGCCATCGACCTTTAAATCAATTTGTAATTCCATAGAATGCCTTCCTTCTCAAGTTGAAATTCTTGTAATGCCTTAACCATATATAGAAGTTCTTCAATTGTATCACAATCAATGATTTTACGATCACCACTGAGAAATCTGACATCTAATTCTGCATATGCTACCATGTTACCTTCTGGTAAGAGAAGCATACCTTGACTACCACAATCTTTCCATGCTTCTTCAGCATAATCTTCATTATAAAGGTGATTGCCGTCGTACCATATACAGCCTTTATCTCCAAAGAAATCCAATAAGTCAAGTAAATAGTCGTAAGTTTTAACTCTAAGCACTAATTCCATTCTTGCACCTCATAACCAAATAAATACATTCTAGTAAGTGTAATTACAGCTAAATCATCCTCGTAATGGTTTGGATCATCCTGTGACAAAAGTTTGAACCACTGAAATACTTTAGCACTATCACTATCCCTATCCAATCCATCCATAGGCTCAATTAAATTCAGAATGAGATCAGAAATACCGATATTAATATGTTGTTCATACCAATATGCAACAAATGTAGGCACTTTTGGTTTTAGTGCTCTTAAATATCTCACCGCTTCTGAACAAGCTGATTTATTATCAATAAATTCAGCCATATCATCTAAACGATCAGTAATAATATCCAACTCATTCATAATTACACCTCAATCAATTCATAATCCATTTTGAATAAAACTGCAATTTTTTCGGCAATATCGAACGATAATTGCACAGCTTCTAAGCTATCTATTGTTAAATAATAGACTTTTAACTCATTGTTGTAAGCCACATAACAATCTCCACTGCCATATCCCACAGTAACACGCACAATATATTTTGTATCTTCTGTTACAGTATATCCAAATGTTTGCATATAGACAAGGAATCTCGTCACATCATCTGGAGTGTGTAATTGATTTGCCACCAAAAACCAATCAAAAATCTTGTGACTTGTTCTAAGATGAAATAAATCATCCACAATGTTATAAAGAGGATATTTAGAAGTCATATCTTCATACCACTCTGCAACATAGAAAGGTACTTGGACTTGCAGACCTCTCACAAAGTTTAAAGCATCTCTGTCAATAATTTGCCCACGACCCATCGCACACTCTAAACTTTCTTCAATTTGTCTAAAAATATTTTTATCCATTAGACCCAACCTCTACTAAATCCCAATCAATTTTTAATTCTTCCTTGACATCTAATGCCTTTTCTTTAGTGAATTTAGACGCATCCGCAATATTGTTTGTCATCGAATATGAATCTGTGAAAGGAATATACTGCATATACAATGGTACACAACGATACCATGCGTCTGGTGCTTGAATATAATACATTGGTATCACTTCATATCCAAATTGTGCCATATTTGATAATGTAAACAGAATCTCATCATGCAAACATGGAACTTCATCATATACCTTTTCAAACCATCGGTAAACATACTCCTCTTCTCGATTAGGAGAATCAATCAACTTCTTTGCCAACTCATATAAGCCATGTTTATTTACATTCTTTAAAAACCACTCATTTACAAATTGTGGTACTTCAATTTTTGGTTCTTCCATAATATCATCTCCTATACCAAATCAAACATTTTTCTTAATACCTCTCGCTCTTTACACTCTTTGATTGCTATCTTAACATAATGCAACGCAGTTAAAACACTAGACTGACTATTAATCCATGCTTTAACATTTTGCGGTGTGTCATATCCATATATGATATACATTAAATCTTTTCTAATACCATTCAAAGGTTCGGGTACACTAACCCACCACTCTATTACATAGCCTGGTACTTCAATGAACAGTCCTTCAAGTGCAGAGTAATCACCATCATCTAATTGAGCAAACATTTCATCATGCTCTTTTAGCCATTGCTCCAAACTTCCTTCAGATAACATAATCTACACCTGCACTAAAAACCAATTAATGCCAAATGCTCTCATAATCTGCTTTGCTTCATCATATGTATATTTGCTTGCCTCTGAAATATTATGAACCAAAGCACCCCATGATGTAATTCCACCACCATCATGTTTGAAAAATACATCTTCAGTTTCACTCCACACAAGAGGGGCTTTAATAACATACAACTCTCTTTTAACAATGTCTACTGAAGTTGGATCATTATAGTAATGCACAAATGTTTGCATATTTTCATTGTCTGATGCAAGCCACTCTCGAACATAATTGTTAGCCTTGTCAAATGCTCGGAATAATGTGCTAAAATCCTTCTTATGGGCATCAATATATTCTGCAACCTTTTCTGGAATAGTTGGACGTTTTGTGTCCAATGGTGCGAACTCTTCTTTCTCCCAATCAACGTGTTTATTTGATTGGTCTTTTTCTGACCCACTACTCATTGGTTTTGTCCTCACTTTCCTTTTCAAATTTACCATAATAACGATAACCCTGTCTACGCATTTTCTCAACCTCTTCTTCAGTTGGCTTGCGTAACTTCAATTCTGGTAATAATCCTGTTGCTTCATACACTGCAAAAGCATTATAACCTTCTGTATAAATCAATTCAGCAACTTCTTCTCGTGTATCGCAACAACCTAAGTAATCATCTTCATCTCCACACATAGGACAAGTTTCTAATACTTGTGGTTCGTCACAAACATAAATGCTTCCTGTGCAACTTGCATATACCCAATATTCCATTCTAGACCTTCTTTTTTATTTCTCAACCTTATGAGTCTATTATAACACAAAAAGAGTGTCATGTCAACCCTCTTTTATGATTTTATATGAAATTCTTTGACTTCATCAATTCACTATTCATAATAGTCTTTCTATAATCTTTGGAAAGTAAAGCACTATAAACAATCTTACTAATTTCTTGATTAGTTGAATCTATATATAAATTAGCTTTATCTTCCTCACTTAAGTAGTCATAGTTGTACACTTCTATCCAACTCACCTTTTTGTTTTTGACACATAGCCATCCTTGTTTCCACATTTCATACATGACTCTTGCTTCAAAATCAGAAACTAATGACGCAAATAAATATTTATCGTTACTATGATAAACTACTACAACACGTAGTTGATTTTGCTTATAATTAAATTGGTTCATATCAAATTTACCTAACAATACGTTGATTGTATTTGATAATTTGCCAATGCAGTACAACAAAAATAGTGATGTTAACACCCAAAATACAGTTGAAACATTTAATTGTTCAGAGCCAACAAGTATTACCATCAAAAATGCAATAAATGGAGAATAAAGTCCTCTCTCTAAAAAGAGTCGTATATTCCAATAAGCTGAAAGTTTATTACCCTTGTTCATCTATCATTCTCCATTCTTAAACAAATTTCTAAAAATCTCAACCAACACATCAACTACAATAGCATTTCCTGCTTGTTTATACAATTGAGTATCACTATTTAAATCACGAACTTTGTTGAAATCCTCATCAGAAATACCCATTAATCGCCAACATTCTAATGGTGTTAACTTTCTGATTTCAAAGCTATCTACATCATTAAAGTCAAAAGAACCTTCAATTACTTTTGGTTGACGATTACCACCATTCATTGTTGAAAGTGAAGGTGATTGACCGTCTTTACCATAAACTCGTCCTGCTTGTGAATTATGAGTATTATTGTAAATATTTCCAATATCTCTAGTCGCAGGGTAAATAGTTTTCTTAGGGTCTTTCCAATCTGACGATAATAAACTACCTACATGATAATTTGGATCATATACTACACCACGATAATTGTTGCTTGATTCATTGTGATAGATATTACCAATAACTCTAATATCACCTTTGCACTGAATCTTCTCTTGTACATTCTTCACAAACTTTGTCTTAATATCCTTGGACAATAAATATTTGTCATCATAATCATCTACAAGAATATCCCACAATGAAGAAGTCACTTCATCACTATTTGGAAATTCATACGGTTCGTGTTCACCTAAAATAGAAATCATAAACACACGTTCTCTGTTTTGAGGAACACCATAATGTTTCGCATTCAACACTTGATAGTAGTTAGTGTAACCAAAATCTTCTAACACCTTGCACCACTCTAAGAAATAAGGTTTGAATTTCTTACCCACTAAATTCTTAACGTTTTCCATGAGTAGGTATTTAGGCTTCTTGTGTTCGATAATATCTCGACAATACCATAGCAAGCTAGAAGTTGTGCCAGAACCCTCTGCTAATCCTTCTTTCTTACCAGAAATGGACACCGATATACATGGAAAACTATAAGTGAGCAAATCACAATCTGGCACATCCTGTGGATCAATCTTGGAAATATCACCTAAATTAAGTGTGTCTCCATGAATTGCTTTGTAAGAGTTGATAGCGTATGGATCAATTTCTGAAATTGCCACTACATCATGTTCAACTCCTAATCGTTTAAGAGCCATACGCTGTGTACCAACTCCTGCAAATAATTCAACTACTTTAAGCATTCAATCATCCTTTACTCAACTCTTCTCAACTCTTCTCAACTCTTCTGTGTTTTTCTCAACACCAAGCAACTTTGCTCCTGTTTCAATCTCTTCATCTGTGAACTCTAAATTGTCTAAGTCCAACATTTCAGAAATGATAATCCCCATAACCATTCACCTACTAAACAGCATCAAAGTATTCGTACAAATCAGTACTTAGTAAATAGTAACTATCATTATTATCACCCAAGAATGTGCACTCTGCAATTTCTTGGCAAGTACCTCGATGCTGTTTATAAATCATCTTTACAGTTACAAGTCTACCTGTCAACTTTTCCTTCATTACCATTGTTAATACCCTCGCATTTCCTTCACTCTTTCCGTTATGTCAAATCTATTGTACAATTCTTCAACAACCTGTTTAATGTCTGTACACTCAACACCAAAAAAGCTGACTTGATAAATAATAGAATGAATTAAATGAACAAAATGATTCAACTCACCTCTATAATAGTAGAATTCATATGTGTGTGATGTGCCATCTGAAAATAAAATATTCACTGACAAGTCCTCTGAATATAATTCTTGCTCACAATATGATTTGCCATTAATATTTTCAAATATATCAGTGTCTGTCACAACAGACTTCCTCTCAATACTTTTAATATAAACCCCTTTATTATCTTTACTCATCTTGCATCACCATTCAATAGCAATAACCATAAAAGACTCTTCTGTAACATAATCCTCTGCCCAAGAAATATCTAACTCTAATGTATCTGTAAATATCTCTGACAATCTATCGTATAACACATTTAACAATGAATACTCTTGTCTTTCCGTAACGTCATTCTGATAAATTAAAATAAAATCAGCATAGGCTGTATTCGACCCATCATGAGCACTTCTTAATACTTTATCCTTAATGATTTCTACCATTCTATCAATCGGAAGGTAATCAATATTGCTGTCAATTTGTTCAGTAATAGGCAATTTACCATCTGCTTGACGCTTCTCATTAGTAATTTTTCGTAAGTTAATTTTACCATCTTTAGACTGCTTCATTTGCAATATCTCCTTACTAGTGTCAGACATTCTACCCACCATTTCTTCTACTTGAATCATCATAGCTTCTTTGTCATATTCTTCTTCAAACTTTTTAAAACCTTCTTCAAAGATTGCAATAAATTCCTCATCACCCGATTGAATCCGTACAATCAAGTCATTAATCTTGTCTAATGCACTCATCACCACTCAACCTTTCTGTGCTTTGGTTTACGTTGGAAGGAGCCTTTACCCTTCTTAGGTTTGATTACACCAACACCACGGTTGAGGTCTTGGTAGTACTCACCCACATTATCCAGCTTGATTTTTGTGGATGGTTTGAATTTCTTTGTTTCTGTCATAAAAACACTTCCTTTTCTTTATGATATAATTATACCACAAAAGAAAGGAAGTGTCAAGAGTTTTTGTAAATTAAATAGTTTTAACTAAGTCTAAGAAGTTGTCCAATGCCATCAATAACTCTTTATTCCACTTATTGTAAAACATCTTTGCTCTAAACCCTCTCTGGGATTTCTTTGAGTGTCTAATGTTTAATGTCTGCATCTTTGATTTCATCATCTTCTCCTTCTGAAGTCCAATTGCATTCCTCATGTTGTTCTGCCATCTCTTTCTTTCTCTTCTCACATTGCTCTTTGAGAATATCAAAAACATCAGACAATAACAAAGCATTGATATACCCCATGACTATTACATACGGTAATAATAAAATTAATGTAATTAAATTATCAATCATAATATAAATATATCCTAATCATCTAAATGGAAGAATTTCATGATATATTCAATCAAATCTTTGTACTCTTCTAAATAGTAGCTGTCCCATTCATAACGACCTTGGATTACTCGTTCAAATCGTGCAAATGTTCCAAAGAAACGATCACCCTTATTCTCTGACACCACTACTTCACCATGTCGATTCATGAATGCTGTGATAGGAGCGTTAAATTCTCCAACAGGATGGATAGTAACATAATCTTGACTCTTAGTTAACAATCCATCTTCAATATATGTTTTACCATCCACTACTGTATTTTTATCAATGACTGACTCACCACATACAATTGCTTGACCGTCAACTCGTGCATATCCTGTGATATGAGCATGATCTTTAATGATAGCCATTCCACATACTCTAGCATTACTATCAACATATGTTGTGTCAAGGACTTTTGCATAGTCAGCAACAGTAGCACCGCCCTCTACAACACCCTCTACAATAGCATAGTCACGTACAACAGCCTTTTCATTGATTTCTGCAAGACCTTTGATTTGAGCATTATTGTGGACTTGTGCATCACCAGTTACTCTAGAATAACCACCAACCTCTGCATTGTTAAAAATCTTTGCGTTATTCTTTACTCTTGCATGATCATAAACAACTGCATCATCGTACACCCAACAATTACCAGTGTGGCTTAAATGCTCCTCTGATTGAATATATCCACCAATGTCACCAGCTTTCACATCACCAAAGTCTTTTAATGCTTTGATACGGTACACTGTGTTGTTATAATATGGTTTATTGTCACCTTTAAGAATTTCATATTTCTTATCTTTCATAAAACATCCACCTCACTAATCTTCTATCTGGATCTCAATCCCAATACCGTCTACTATAAACTTCTGATAATAGAAATAACCATTTGATTTTACAATAAATTTTCCCTCAAACATTTCACTTAATATCTTTTCAACCTTTAGTTTCCATTGTTTTTCTTCAATGAAGTTACTAATCTTATCAAATTCTGGATCAACATCTAGTAAATCATTCATTGAAATGAAACACGAATATCTAACTCCATTATCCGTTTGTTTACCTGATGTGAGTGATGCCAAGACTCTATGATATAACATAAGTGCTAATTTATTACTTTCTATATGATTGTACACCCATGCCAAATGTTTTAAATCATGTTTTACAGTCATTATAATTTTCCTTTAAGCGTTAAATTCCCAACTCTCATGCAACATCTTTACATCGTCAAACAAGAAATGAAATTCGTGAATAGTACACCCATTTACTTTCATATCTTCAAAAATATTCCGATTGACCAACAGACATTCAATATCGTAGTCTGGAATTTCTACATCTCGTTCCTTGGTATTCTTTATATCGTTTTCCATAGCTTCCAACATGGATTCAATATGACCTGCCATTACCTGTTTCTCTTGTGCGTTCATAAAATAAAAACACCCTTTCCTTTGCTATACATATAGTATAACATAGAATCGGGTGTTTGTCAACTACTTTATCTCAAATTATTAGCTGTATTTCTTAACTAACATTTTGTAGACCTTTTCTAAATGTTTCTTGTCTTTAGGATTTTCAACCTCATCTAGTAAGTGGATAAAAATTCGTGGTGAAGCTGTAACAACACCATCATTACCAGAAAGACGAACATCAACCACAAAACGATCTGCAAACAAATCTTGTAGACCTTTAAAAGTCCACTCTTCCAAGTTTTCAATCAAATCAATCTTGTAAAGTGACCGCTTGTTATATGGTTTCAATACCTCTTGGAATTCATCTGCGTGTAATACAAATTGTGCCAAGCCATGTTGTAAAGCATCCTCTACATATAACTTTAACAATTCTTTGAAATCCTTATAAAACTTATTCTTACTCTTACCTAAATCATAAAGAAATTTCGCATTAACTTTTGACATATAGATCATCTCCTATTATACCACACTTTCTCGTGTTTATCAATAATTTTCACCGAAAATTTGTTTAATTTCTTCAATTTTTGCATGAGGTGCTAAACGACCAAATGCTTGTTGTGCATCTCCAAATTTACTGAAAATACATGAAAAATCATACTCTCCATAACACCAGAGAGTTAAAAGGAAGCCTTTGTTTACTTCACTATCATTATAATACTCTTTAACTGCCGATAATCGAAGTGATGCCTTATTTTCAGACAAGTCAGTTGTCACTATCATTCCTTGTAAGTAGTAATCTCTACTGAACATCTTCAACCACCTCAAAATCCAGCATATCTAAAAATTCCATAGTGATACCAGACTTCATTGCCATATAGTACTCCATAATCATGAAATAATTATAGGACTTATATCTCATATGAATGTTGTCAGAGGTGTACACATCAATTCTGTAAAATATATCATCTTCATAATATGCGTCATACTTATGACATTTGGAAACTATAATCTTTGCCTTGTGGTTGGTGTTGGTGATTTCAACTTCACAGCTATAATAAGGTATAACGTACAATACGATCACCCCATTCTACAATTATATTATCATGTAACATTTCTAATTTGACATCAAATTCATCAGAAAAGTTATTCATCAATTCTGATTTAAGGATATTTACAAATGTTTGAGCATACGCACGATCACCACCAATTTCAGAAATTGGGAATTTATAAAAATAATTACCTTCTAAAGCACTTTCAGCAATTTGAATCACTAGTTTACGCAGGATTGAGGGATTACATTCATCTCTAACTTCTTCAGTGACCGCTCGCAATGAAGGTTTGATTGGCAATCCTAATAATCTTCGTAAAAAGTTTAACATTGCATCATCTCCACTCAATATACATCATCGTATATTCCCATCTCGCATATATGGAAAAAGAGTTGTCATATTCATCTTCCAATGCCTTTAACAACATACGTTTGAATATCATATATTTAGATTTGTCGTTGGGTTTAATAATACTTCGCAAATCTAATTCATAATAATCTTTACCCTTTACTGCTTCAATTAGAATTTCTTCAATAGCTTTGTCAATAAGTGGTTGGAACAAATTTTGTAAACCTTTATCTACAATCTCGTTTAAATTCTTCTTTTGCTTCTGCTCTTTTTGGATAACACTCTGTTCAGAAAGTCTATTCTCCTCTTTGAAATCTTTGTAGACTGTGTACATAGTAACCACTGTAAACCCTACTACAAAACTAATCACAAATGCTAACATTATCCACCTCTGCGTCTTGTGCAATCCGCTCCATGTGGTTGTTAATGAAGTTTATAGCTTTGGCAATACCTTGACTGTCTAGTGCAACTTTCAAATCATCCACCCACTCATTACCATCTTTGTAATACTCTGCATACACAACTACTTCCATGAGTGGTAAGCCATTCTTGTAGTTATTAAACATACTACCGTCCGTCAAACTAAACTTAATGGTAATGCAATTGTCTGTGTAGTCTGGGTGCCATTCATAGTAATGACCGTTGAAAATTTGTAATTCATCTTTATAAAACAATCCACTTAATACCGTTGCGTATGTTTCATAGCATAAATTATTCACAATGTCAACCAATTCTCGCCACGTAACTTGATTGGTATCTGTTTCCACCCTTAATGCTTCTTGGATGAATTCAACTAATTCTTCAGCTTCACCATATGTCAAATTGCAAATAGTAATTGGTGTATTTGGAATAACGATTTGTAAATCATAATAAGCTACTTTATCTACGGAAAATGAGTCATGTTCTACACTTTGATAATAACTATGTAGTGCACACGATTCAAGTTTATATCCCTTGATAGAATTGCGACCTACTAATATCTCATCTTCAATTACCACTCCATATTTCTTCATGTAAAATAAAGTAGTAATCATATCTTCTTGCTCTTCAACCCAATCACAAACATCCATAGCTGTTGCATCATAAGCATAATTTGCTTTATTTTGCAATATACTCTCAACAGAATGTACGATTTCAGTGAGGGAGCAATGTTCTCTACATAGAAACCAATTATAAATACTCTTTGGTACTTTAATTTTCTTCGTTTGCATATTTTCTACTCAACTCCACTAATGCACTCTCTGCGGCTAACAATACATTAAGGTAATGTTTTGTAGCACTCTTTCTACTCAACCCATGATCTTCCATCATCATTGCAATCATAGCTTGGTGACACCAAGTAGTTTCAATACGATGCAATAAGTCTTTCATAACGATATCTCTAAAACCTTTAGTTTTCATCAGTATAGACTTCCTTAATAGTATATTGTTTAACGATAAAGGCTTCTGCTTCTTCTTTGGTGTTGAATTTGATAGCGTCAAGAATATCAACCTCGTCAAAATTTTCGTCAAGGTATTCTGTATCAAAGTATTCTGTGCCAGTGAATGCAAGTACCACAAATTGCTTGTCAGTGGTCTTGGATTCATAACCATATTTATACACATCTGCTAAGAATAAGAATAAGTTGTTATATGATCCACTACCATTCATTAATTTTTGTACCCACAACGCTGTCAACACATCTGCATATTCTTCTTCGTCATAAGCACAACGGTCATGCCATTCCATATGAATATTTTGTAATGTGTTAAACACTTCACTTAATCCGTGGTGCAGGGAATCTTGTTTATCTAAGAAATCCTTAATATATGCTGATACTTGCAATTTTTGTTCTTTTGTCATCCTTACCACTCCTCATTCATCATTTCTCCCCAAATATTCTTAATAGCATTTCTCATATCTCTTATATGATTATACCATGCAAACCATTCTTTTATTTGATTAAATTTCTTCATGTTTACTATATCCCATCCATTGATCATATAGTCTTGATAAAGTCCATTTACCCAATCGACACAAATAAACATCTTCTACACTGTATAGGTCAACATCTGCATCTACACATTCATAAAGTAACCATGGTTCTTGCATGAATACATATAAATCATTTAACCATTCAAGAGCATCATCTTCTGTGGCATACTTATCTGTTTCCAGCCACATATGATAAGACGGGCTATACGCAGTGCGTGTTGGTTTGAATTTATCAATCTCATATTCAAATTCTGCAAAGAAGAATGGTTGCGGTGTATCGGATTGTCTGCCATCCTTGTGTGGGAAGCACATATACCAAACCCCAAATCGGACTAATGGAATTTCCTTAACAGAAAAGTTTAGGATTGCTAAATCCTCATCAAAACTTTCGCATAGCACCTTATAGTGAAACTCATTCTCTTCCAACCAATTAGTAATTCTCTTACAGAATTTATCCCATTGCTTTTGTTTCATGTTTGTTTACCACCATTACATATAATTGATTCATATACTCTGTGACACCTCGTGGCTCCTTATGACCGCTAGTAAATGTTTGAATCACCAAATTTGCAAACGATGTGGCTTGCTCATCAGTACCAAAGTAATAATATAAAGTATCTAACTCTTCATAGTCGATTGACACCATATACTCAAAATTGGATGCCCTTGGCAATTGCTTCATGACTCTATCATATACTATTGTGTCTTGGTATTTAGTTTTAACTACTGATTTTAATTTCATAATTTACAATCCCTTAGAATTCTAATTAATTTATATAGTACTTTGATTATCTGTCTACCCTTTTCTACCTCAATGGGTTCTTCCGACCTTGTAAATCTTCTCAAAACATCATTAGAGAAAATACTAGCACTATAATTGGTATTGAATGGAAATATCATCTTCTCTCCATCGTACACAATAGACACCTCATATGAAACATGGTATCGTTTCTTAGTAGACTTATACTGACTCTTAACCAATGTTTGTAAACTCATATTCATCTTCCTTTCTAATGTACGTTTACACCGTCAATATCAACTTGTGCAATTTTCGCTACAGCGTCATCATGCCACTCGCCACTAGCGACAATGATATATTCATTATCCTCGTCAATTAGCACGTCCATTGGTTTCGACAAAAATTCTTCAAATGTCATATCTTCCGCAAAAGAATGTTCGTACATATCTTTTACATAGTGCATAATACTTAATTCTAGGTGAATGAGTTTTACATTTTCTATAATCTCTTCTCGTGTATAATATTGCTTCATGGTTATTTCTCCTTTTTGTTACTTTCCTTAACTTATATACCAATTATAACACAAAAAGCCTATTATGTCAATAGGCTTTCATCATATTTTTTACTTTTTTCAATCATTTCATTCACTTCAACAAGAAAAGCATTCACACCGTCCTTGGTGCACACATACTCTCTCTTATATCTCTTCATAGGACATTGCCACTCACCATCAATAAACTCATGATCTTCTCCAAATCTTGCATAGATATAGAAAAGTGGTTCACCATTAGCAATTCTTGTATAGACATCTTTGTATGGTTTAATATCCCAATATACACGACCATGTGACATATTCAAATTATACCATGAGTCATCATACCATTTGGGTGTCCAATCAATTTTCTCACGTATAGAGTATTGAGTGTATGTTTTACAATTGCGAAGTAAGTGGTGCATCTGTTGAGGGGTTAAAGGGAAGCGACCATCCATACGGCTTACTTCAGAAATCATATCAACTGCAAATTGTAAATCTCCCTTTCTAGCTTCTGATGAATGATATTGCTCACCGTTTTTGAACATTAATACAAAATCATAATAACAGTCTTTGTCATTAGTCTTTTCAACAAGTTGAGCATAATCTCCACTCAAGTCATAAGTTTCGTAGTCTAGAAGTTGCTTATAAAGGTAGATTTCTGTAATTTCACTTAAATCCCATTTCTCTTCTACCATTGGTCTACCCTCTCCCCTACATCATGAACATAATCTCTTTCATAACCCTCTAGCACTTTATCACCGTTCGGCATAATATAATAAGTATCATATTCATATATTTCTTCACCTTGATAATCATGGCCAATTATTTTTTCTTCCCTAGGCTCCAAGGGAATACCCATGCTGTCGTACATTAAAAAACCTCGTAACTCTTATAATTGATCAAATGCTTTTCTTAATATCTTCAAGCGACAAAGACAAACCATCGACTTCTACTGTAATCCAATCTCCACCGATTTCCACTCTATATTGAATATCTCCATGCTCATTGTATTCTGGTATAATATCTGTAATCGTACAACCATAAAGCACTTCACCTAGCAATCCAGAACCGTAAATGCTATATGATAATTCAATCAAAAGTCCAGTCTTATCATAGTCATCATTATAAAACTCTGTATCTAATAGGAGTCTAAGGAATCCAAGGTGATTGTAAGTTTTAGGATTAAGTGGAAGTATATATGTCCAACTATTAGTCAATGTAAGGATCAAACAATTATCTTCAGTTTTGACAGAATCAATCATGCTAAAAATATCTAACATCTTATAACTCCTCACCCTCTAACGCTTCTTTAATAAACTCCAAGTTTAAAAAATCTGTAACAATATTAGTCATATATTCTTCACCATCTACCCATACAGAATAAGTAATTTCACCATTCTCATATTGAGGTGTGATAGTTAAAATTTCACGCTCATCACCAAATTTAAACCCAAGTAAATTCGATGCAATCACTTTGTATGAAGCCTTAATAAGTTGATACACGACCTCATAATCGTCATAAAATTCTACATTATGCAAAATGCCATACATATGCAAATCACAATAAGGGATTCTCTCATCTGCAAAGACATAATATTCCCAACCATTATGCAAGGTAATTGTCATTTTATCTCCCTTATGAGAAATTGTGTCAATCATATCTTTAATGCTTTTCAAAGTAACCACCCTCTTTTAATTTTGCATGAACCTTTTCTTTCACCTCATCAAAATTGAGGTTGTCAATTTCTACTCCACTAATATACTCATTGTTGTGATACCATACAGCATATCTGATATTACCACTCTCTTCATAATAAACAGGGTAAATATCAGTTACGAAAAATTCATCAACATCTAAATAAACACCGATCAAATTGGAAACCAAAATGTCATAACAGGCTTGAATTTTCTTAGCTAAGGCATCATGCGGCTCGGATGGAAAATGTTCACAGTCATGTAATCTTCCCCACATTTGTGGAATAAGATTGTTGACTTTATCAGTTAAGATGATAGGTATAACCAACCCATCTTTTAACTTAACCTTTAGTGTATTTAATGAAACCTTTAATTCACTTACAACGTTACTTGCTAAACACATTTACATCACCACATCAACTTTCCTGCTTTAATATTATCATTAATTGAATCTAAACTCAAAGAAGAAATAAAGTTACTCCAAGTGTCAAATTCATTATTTTGCACTAATACTATATATTGAATCTCATTTGATACTTCATTGTAATGAGGAATAACCTCTACAATCATATATTCATAATCATCAGTATAAAGACCAATTAAATTTGAACGACCAATCTCATAGCAACAATTAATAATGTCTTTCATTACATTATAATCATTTGGACAAGTGATTGAATAAAGTCTGCTCCACATCTGCTGAATGAAGTTGGTGTAATTGTCATCAAGAAACAAATCAATGTGAATCTTCATTCCACTTTTCAATGTTACGACCAATGTATCATAAACAATCACCATCTCTTTGATAGCTTTTCTAATTTCAATCATTAGCATTCACCTTACATCACTTGATCTAATTTATATTGAATGACTTCAATCATTGGAACATCAATGTGGAATCCAATTTCACGTCCTCATCTCTTAGAATAACGGTATATCTCAATTCATTGTCATAGTAAAAGGGGACAATGCGTAAAATTTTGACAAACCTCTTGAACATATAAGTGTTACCCATCAATTTTGATTTAGCAACAATGTAAGCACCTTGCACTAATTTCTCAAGAATTTGATAATCATACGTTTCGTCAACATGATTCAACACCTCTAGAACCTTATCAATATCACCACTTGTAAAATCCTTGTCTACGGTAATATCTACTTCCATATCATTTGCCAAGTCAATGTGAAGGATATTATTTCTTTCAATAACTGCTTTTGTAACTAATTCACCAATTGCCATAATTTACACCTCATTTATTTTTGATTAATTTTACTAATTTTAACCAAATCATGATAAATCTCTGATTTGTCCAATGTCTTATAAACTTCAGTAGTCATACCAATTCTATCTGATGAGAATACAACACGATATGCGGAAATATTAGGGTCATATCTCATATCGGAAACTCTCCAACCTAAGTATTTCACCAAGAATTTTATCTGATTGAATGCTGTAAAACTCTTCTAGCACATTTTCATCATTGTCGTATGGTTCCCAATAATCTAAATACTCACGTATAGAATAAACAAATTCATTCATATCATGCTCTGACATGAATCTATACACTTTACGTTCATCATTATTGAAATAAACAACCACCATATAACCTGTAATAGTTTGTGTATAGTCGTATGTATAGCCATCTATAACCTCTTGAGTAACATGAGTGACTATCGTTTCTACATTGTTAATCTTTCGACCCATATTTAACCTTCTCTACACTCTTTAGTAATTTCTTTACCTTCTTAAATGCTTGTCGGTAGTGGAAACCCAAACCAAAGTAACTAGTAATCAATCTTGGATCATGAGCATCATCAAAGTGACCGTACACCTTATATGTAGTCACACGATATTCTGTTTGTTGTTGGAATAAACCTAACTCCATACTCAAATCAAGAAAGTTCGCTTCCCATTTTGTAACAGTCGCTCGACTGACTAATTCATCTTCATTCCACAAATCTACCGTTTGCAAGTTCCATTTATTTACCTCATAAAACTTGTCGGTAACATACCCGATGAAAAGTGCATAGTTATATTGCCAACGACCTGCCAACACCATTGCAAAAAATTCAAATGCAAGCAGAAATAATGAATCTAAATTAAGACCATGTAATAAAATCTGCGTACCCCACAACCCCAATAATATCAATACGGCAATTTGATACCATCTGAAAATCTTATCCGTTAGTAGTGTTCGTACTGCCCAATAGAATGATGCTCTATCTTGTTTGTTAAACATGATTACCAAACTCCTTCATACTCTCACATAGTTTGTTCCATTTTTCATTAAAATCCGATTGAAATTCCTTTGCACCTTTTGTACTCGTTAATTCTACATATTGACTAAAGTCTTTGTGGTAACGTTCCAAAGCTGATTCTAAGAATTTAATTCGTAAAACCGTAGGAATAATATAAAGAACCAACGCTACAATCACCATTAACAGAACAGCAATTACATCCTCATTATTCATAACAATCATCCTTTCATTCATTGTATATTCATTATACTACATTAATCAATATATGTCAATAGAAATCTATAAAACTTCTCCAATTCTTCTGACAACCTCTGTTACAAGTGCATTACCCATAAAGAACATACGTGAACGGTCTGAAACTTCTTCAATACCCTCTTCAGTTTTCTTATACTTAGTCCAATCATCATCAAACCCCTGCAATCGTTCTGCTTCAACAGGTGTTAAAAATCTATATTTATCACCAATCTTCAATAAGTGCGTGGATCTGTTAACAGAACCCTCTGAAGTTAACATTGTTCTTGCAGGCAAATCAAATGAATCGTAAGGGGACATTCCACCTTCTGAATAAACATATTTATGACCGTCTGCATTTACACGCTCAATCTTCTTTGCACCTCGAAGATAATTGAATTTCTCAATCTTCTTGTTATCAGTGATAAAGTATTTCTCATCTACCTCTTCTTGTACAATTTGACCTAATGTAATAGGCTCCTCAAGAATTGGATTGACCTTATAAGTAGTATAAACACCGTCAATCATATACCCATAATTGTAAAATTGCCCTCTAAATGAAGATGAAACTTCTGCAATATCGACTGACACATTGCCTTGAATTGGAACATATTCTTCATCTTGAATTGGAAATGCCTTATTCAATGTAGATTGAAAAGGTTCCTTCACTAAGTCATTTCTTGTGCAAAGAATAAATACTCTACGTCTACGTTGACACCAGCCATATTCAGATGCGTTAATCACTCGCCACTCAACAGAATATCCTAAAGAATAGAAAGTTGAAAGCATAATAGCAAAGTCACGACCACGTTGTTTAGAGGGTGCGATTAGTAATCTATCTACATTCTCAAGTAGAAGGTGTTTAGGTTTGATTACGCTAGTTGCTCTAGCAATTTCCCAAAACAAGACACCTTTCTTTCCTTCAATACCCAACTCATTCTTTTTAGATCTCGCAACAGAATAGTCTTGACAAGGAAATCCACCAACAATAATATCTGCATCCATTTTCGCAAACTGCTCATTAGTAATTTCTGCAATGTCAATGTTGAGATTTTCACTTTGTAGATAGTGGTAGTCATAAACTTGGAAGGCTTCTTGCTTCTTCTTATTAGGTTCATATTGGTTTGCCCATAGTGTTTCAAAAAGATTGTTCTTACACTTTTCTAAGCCAACTCGGAACCCCCCCCCCACTCCAGCGAACAGTTCTAAAACTTTAAATTTAGACATCAAAAATCCCCTTTCATATTATACTCTTATAGTATAACATAAATAAGGGGATTTGTCAATGATTATTTAGTTTTCACTTGATCAAAATATGTGGTAAGTTTCAAGTCGTATAAAGCATAATCAATACTTGTTTGAAAATCATACTCTCCTAACAATGAGGATAACATATCGAAAATATCTTCACGGAATTTTTCATCATCATATCCATTGTTAAACCTGCCATGTGTTGCACGTAAAGTATCTAATACAATCATACCACAATACAATAATGCTTTATTTCTGTATAAATCTTCTGCATAGTTTGGTTCACCATCAGTTTCCTCAAGAATATCACCAACTCTAATTTTCATCAACACCGCTGTTAATAATTCAGTTGTGTAGGTAACATCTCCATACAATAACTTAGCTTGATCCTTTGTCATATTATCTAAGTCATAGTACTTCTTCAACTCTTCTGTTGTTTTATCAATAATTTCTTGATATTTACTCATGTTAGACCATCTTCTTTCCTTGATTTAATGTTTCGGTGAAATATTTCATATCATCTTCTGTTGCAAGTCTATATTCTACAATTGTATTATCTCCCTTTAACTTATGGAAGTTTACACCTTTTGTATTTTTTGAATCTTTACTTGTCACAAAACTTGTATTGCGGACAACTGCCTTACCATCTGAAGTAATAGACATCAAATTAATATCCTCTGTCAAAGGATATACAAAGATTAAATCTTTACTTGCCACTGCCTTAGTTAGCTTGGTTCGGTTGGTTTTAGTTCTATATGATTCTACATCCACTTTCGCAACTTTACCATCTGCAAATCCAAACAGAATAGACTTTACATCTTGTCCAAGTGGCACAACACCTTTAACAGTTTCATCTCCACTAACAATGTTTTGTGCGTAAACACCTAAATCACTCAATTTGCAATCAGTTAAGTTAGTATTCAATACTTTATAAGCGTTGTATTGATCTGTAAAGAGTAGTGTTTCTTCACTATTCACGGACTCAACTTCATGAGCAATGAAGTCACCTTCTTTTAGCTTGTGTTCACCATTCCCTCTTAATGAGGTTAAAGGTACTTTCTTGATATACAAATCGTTAGTGACATACACCTTGACATTATAATCGTTTACAACTGTCTTAGCTGCACTACCTTGATATGATTCAAAGACATCTACGATTTCTGTTTGTCGTGGAATGTAAAACTTGTCAACAACCTCATCTAAACCCTTCATAATTTCCTTGGCAATGAGTTTTTTGCTGTTTAAAATCTTAGTTTTATCATCCAACTTTTCTTCAAGTCCCTCGATTTTAGCCACCATTTTAGCCATATACGTGCGATTTAGCTGACTTAGAGGACGATTAATGATAAATGTTGCCTGCTCCTCGTTAAACGCAAAGGAAGCCATGATTTTGCCTAATAATTTTGACTCATCTGATTTTTTGATAAGGTCTGTAATCTCATCAATGATTCCGTGAGCCTTTCTCATACCATAAAGTAAATTCAACTCTTTTTCAATTTCATCAATCTCAAATTGAATAATGTGCTGAATAGTCTTAGCACGAAAGGCAATCCACTCTTTGATTACATCATCTGTACCATATTGTTTAGGACAATTATCTTTATCTAAAACATATAAGTTGACAGGGAAAGTTTTTTCTAATTCTGTTTTAGCATATAGAAACTTCATCAAATCATCTTTGTCTACATACTTCTTACAAGTAATCTTTAAGTCAAAACCGTCAACACCGCAATCGTCATTGACATACACGATACCACCGACTTCTTTCTTGTTGACTAAATCAATAATGCGATTGATAATACTTTCAACTTTTGCACCGTATGGTAATGATCTTACATGAATATCATTTCCATCCACGGTGTAGGTTGCTCTTAATTTATAAGACCCTCTACCGCTAGTCTTTACCGATTCTGCTACTGCTTTATCACGCAAAACTAATCCACCTGTTGCAAAAGTAGGGTACATCAATTCAGTGGGTTTGTTGTGAAGAATATTCTTCACATTATTTACAATATCTTTCAAGTCAAAGGAAGGGATGTTTGTGGCGATACCACTAGCAATACCCTTATTTGCATTGGCTAGAATTAGTGGAAATTGTGCTGGTAATACAATTGGCTCTACTGTTTTTTCATCATAGGTTGGTGTAAACTTCACTGCATTCTGCTTTAAACCATATGTTAAGTAATTGGAAATCTCTGCCAATCGACATTCTAAATACCGTGCACTACCACCGTTATCTTCATTACTTGTAATAGTTCCGTATGCACCTTGACCGTCAACCAATTTATATACAACACTATCATTACCAAGACGCTTCAATGCTTCTTCAACTGAAGAATCACCGTGAGGTGTATATGCCATAACACCACCAACTGCATTGATATTCTTCACACGATATTTATTATGTAATAATCCATTTTTAAACATGGAATAAATAATTCTACGTTGTGAAACCTTCAAACCATCTGTCAATGAAGGGATTGCACGGTCAGTGATTGTATATCTACTGAAACTTACCGCTTTCTCTTCAATTAAACTTTTTAATTCTTCTTTTTTCTGCATCATACTCTCCTCTATACAATCTCAATTGATTCAAAAGTGGATAGAATATATTCTTTACGTGGTTCTACATCTTTACCCATGAACAAATTAAGTAATTCAATTGATTCACGTTCGTCATCAACCCTAATTTCAATAGTATTGTTATGTTCTCTAGACATTGCCATTGCAATACCTTCTGGTGATAACTCCGCTAAACCCTTGATATAACCAATTTCATACTTGGTATTTTTGAGTTCTTTCTTGACTTTTTCAAGGTCTTTATCGGTCATTGCATAGCGTACATCTGATAAAGTTTTCACCATATATTTAGGTGTAATACCTAATTTAACACGACCTTCACGAATTAATGTAGGTGATAATCTCCAAAACATTGCTAATAGCAATGGTAGAATGGATCCAACTCCATCCTCATCAGCATCCACATAAATCTCAATATTTGGAAAGTTTAATTTACTAATGTCAAAGGTATGAGTCTTACTTCCCACTTTACCAACTTCCATACCACAACCCAATACTTTATAAATATTGACAATTACTTCATTTCTGAAAATCTCATCAATACTTGCCTTAAAGCAATTCAATACTTTACCACGAATAGGAAAAATAGCATGATACTTAGTTCGACCAATACGCAAGCTAGACAAGGCAGACTTACCTTCACAAATTGCTAATACGTGTTTGTCTTTTTCTTCACGGTCAGCACAATTGATAAACCCATCAACACGCAAACTAGCACTCATTGAAGTAATATCTGCTTGAAGTTTCTTCTGAACATTAACCCTTGTCTTTTCTGCCTTCTCTCTTGCACGTTTATTAACTAATACTTGTTGGCAAATAGCCATAGCATAGTCTTGATTTTCTACCAAGAAAATAGTCAAGTTCTCTTTCAACAACTCTGCTAATTTATCCTTAACAAATTTGTTTGTGATAGCAAATTTAGTTTGGTTCTTATAGGACACTGCTGTTGAGTAGGTGTTGGTAACAACAATCAAACTGTCTTGAATATCATCAAAGGATAACTTCTCTTCATTCTTATTATATAATCCAAATTCAGTAATCTTATTATGTAAGACTGCTGTAAATGCTTGTTTCACTGCATCATACGGTGCTCCACCATCTTTCAAATAAGATGAGTTATGGAAGTTTTCAATACGTGCGTGTTTATTGTTAAAAGCATAAGCAAATTCATATTTTGAGCGATATTCTGGTTTCAACTCTGCATCACGACCGATAAATTCACCGCTCTGATAATGCACTTGAGGAGTAATTCCATCAATATTAAGAGTTTCCATATAGTCTTGAATACCATTCTCAAAACAGAATGTTTCTTCTTTACCTTTATAATTCAATGTAAGTGTTAAACCTGCATTGACAATTGCTTGTTCTTTAAGGTAATTAGTAAACCAATCATGAGGAAAATCATTTTCATCAAACACTGTCAAATCTGGAATCCAAGAAACAGTTGTAGAAGTTTGTTCTACATTTGTCTTATTCTTCTTGACTTCTTCATATAATGGTAAGCCTTCCTTCCACTCCATGACATATTCATAGCCATCACGAATAGAAACTACTCTAGCATAAGATGATGAAAGAATGCTTAGTGCGGCCCCAATACCATTTAAGCCAATAGCATAGTCATAGCCTGTACCCTCTTTTTCTTGTACAGACCCTTTACCACCTGCATTTAATTCCATAAAGATTAATTCATAGTTGTAGGCTTGTTCATTTTCGTTCCAATCCATTGGAACACCTCTACCATTATCAGTAACAGTAATCATGCCATCTTTACCATATGACACATGAACAATCTTGCCATACCCTGCCTTGAATTCATCAATAGCATTAGATACAATCTCATGAACAGTGTGGAATGCACCACGTTTATCTGAACCGCCTGCATAGTTAAACACATTGGCTCTGACCGCTTCGTGATGAGATTTCCGTCTAATGCTTTCATTTCCGTAACTCATAACATTCTCCTTTTCATTAGTATAATAGCATTATATCACAAATATTTATTTTTGTCAATAGAAAAAGAAGGGTTTTGACACCCTTCTTGGTTTATTATTGGATTTGACTGTTAATTTATCAAATAAAGGAAATGTAACTAACAGAAAACAAAAAGAAAAAGAGAAACAAAGGAAGCACATTTGTCAAATCCAATACTAGAAATATCAAAAATAAGATTGCAATACAATGGTAAGCACACCCATTAGGCGGTTTGCAATCTGTGGACGCTAAGGTCTGCGAATCATACTTTTACCACCTATAAAGTATGACCTCATAATGTTGTGAATGTATGGGGCTATACCCCGAATAAACGCAAACTTACTAGCCCCTAGGACAGTATCTCAAATTCACAACATGATTTACTAACAAAACTTCACTTTGTTAGGGCTAATGGAGATTTTGTCTAGGATCTCTCAAACCTCTCCATGTGAGTATGGAGCCTACTCGATTATAGGATTTACGCAATGTGTGCATACATTGCTACAAGGACACTAGGACTCGAACCTAGAACAATTGGGTTGGAGCCAATTATTTTGCCAATTAAACTATATCCTTAACACTCTAAGATGTGAGGAATTATCCACTTTGTCGCTCTTGTTGAAATTAAATTTCATCTTTAGTAACAACATCTTAGAATAAGCAATCCACTGGAATAAGAGTAGCGGTTTGCTATTAATTCATATCTTTATAGCAGGCTTATTCCAATCCCGACATTAGGTGATATGATGACCTTACACTTCCACTAGGAATCGAACCTAGATACATAGCTTAGAAGGCTACTGCATTGTCCATTATGCTATGGAAGCATTATTTGATTATATATGTATTATAACATATATTTCTCTTGGTGTCAAGAGGTATTTAAAACTTTTTTTGAAAAAGTTTAAAGCGTATTGAGGAATCGAACCTCAATGACTAGAACCATCTACGCTCCAACACTTTAACGTTAGTGTCATACGAGATACTTGGATAACCTCCTCATCAGTTGGTGTGTTTCAAAGCGGTTATCTCCTTTCTATATGTATATTATATCATATTATACATATCAAGTCAAGAGAAATCTTAGAATTTACCTACAATTTTACCTGTTGCTTTTTCGATGAGTGATCCATCTTCAGCAACTGTAATTTCAGTATTTTCTAACATTTCACCATCAGCATTAACATAATAAAGTCTGCCATCTTCACCTGCAACAAATTCTTTAGAGGACAATTGACCGTCATCTTTGAGGTGATACCATTTTTCATTAAGTTTATGCCAACCTGTACGCATCCGACCATCTTCATCGAATAAGTACCACTTGCCATCTTTTTCAGCCCATTCATTAATATAAATGTAGCCTTTTTCGTTGAATAAGTACCAAGCACTATTGATTTTCTTCCAAGCGTCTTTGACATATTCACCGTTTTCTACATACCACCAACCATACTCATCTTGATGCCAACCTTCAGCATATTTAGCAGATGGTACGGTTACTTCACCCTTCATGATTGCAGAAACTCTTGATTGAACTTCGTTATAGTTATAACCAGCTTTTTCAAGTTGAGTCTTACGGTATTCACCGTTACCCCATTTACCTGCAATAACTTCTCTTGCAATCGCATCAGTGTTTGAGTTTGTAGATGTTGGTGTGTAATCAGCAACAACAGCATCAGTTGGTAGATAATCTTTCTGTGGAATAGGCTTCTTACCTGTTAAAACATCAGTCCAGAATTGAATTCTTGAAACAAAATAACGTTTCAATAGCATTTGGTTAGCAGATGAATTAGCAGTGCCTTGTCCAACGTGAATGTCCCAAGATCTGTGAGGACAGCTTGTAGAAGTAAATTCACGGTGAAGTCTTACAGTGTCAGTATTAACTGGCAGATTGTAATAAAGCAAATCTTCAGCCGCTTGGATGAATACAACCTCTTCATTTCTCAAGAATTGATTGTAAGATGCGGTTAAGGATTGGTCTACTTCAAAACCGATTAGATAGAAGTTACCAAAGTTACCATTATTATAATCACCTGCGTGATAAGCCCAATCAGTAGTTGGAACCGCTCTAAGCATACAAGCAGTATCACCATAATAGTGAGCATAACCTAATTCTGGATTAGGAATTCTTGCACTAGATAACCATGACTTATATCCAAAACCATTAGCAGAACCATAGTCATTATGGATAATTACCCCTTTAGGATTAGCACCTCTTCTACCAGCAGTGCCAGGCACTCCAGAGAAACCATCCCAATTGACTGTTTGTGTACCGTAAACTTGCTTCATAACAGATTCAGCAGATAGTACCATAAATTAGCCCCTTTCATATTTAGGATAATTATATTATATCATGAATAAATATAAAAAGCTAATTTTATAGTACTAAATTTTTGACTTGGACTCTATCATGCCTTATTTCGCCAAAAAAGGGGCATATTAGCCCCTCTACTTAGTTTTTGATTTTTTGTCCTTGCTTTTCTTTTCTGCGAGGTCACGTTTGAGTTGTTCAGCTTGTTTTTTGCCGTCTACCTCAATACGGTTGATTGCTTTAGCCCAAGCACGTCTAGTTTTCTTATCAAAAATTGACATCTTAAATTCTCCTTTAACCCTCTAAAATTGGATAATGAACACCATCTACAATGACTGATACTACTGCACCACTTTCACTTTCGTGTTCATAACCAATGTAAAACTCTACTTCACAAATTTTGTATTCACCATTGTATAGGTTCATAATAGTGTACGCTTCATAATCATAATAGCCATGAGGAACGCTATCAGCAAAATCTTCAAACACAACATCTGTTACATTTACAAATACATCACATTGTGTCAAGTCGAAAGTTGCCACCGCATTTTCATGACCTTCACTCTTGCCAAATTCTACTCTAGTTTCATCATCAAGAATGAGATAACCCTTCCCAAACCCAATAATGAAGCGGTTTTGGAATAGATAGAATAAATCATCTCTATCACCATAATTTGGATTGCGTAAGTGACATTTCATATCCTTTGACATTAGACTTCTTCCTTTCATTCATTATGGTATAATTATACCATATAAATCATTGATTGTCAATGGTTTTAAACGATTTTATATGTAATCTTCTTACCAAAAATCTTGTCTAATTTGAAAGTTTTTTTCAAGTCCTTCAACGTGTGTTTAATTCCATCTTTCTCAAATACCTCACCGTCAATCATGAAAATAAATCCATTCTCTGCGGTGGTCTTGAATGCTTTAGTGAAGGTGAATCCAATACCTTGGACCGCATAGTTTAGCCCAAGGTACTCTCCTTTTTCATTAACTAACTGTACTAGTATAGCACCGTCTTTTCGACTGTACTGCAACCCGTTGTGTTTAAATTCTGTTTGTAATAAGTGCATATTAATATTAATTCTCCTTATGAATATCCTCAATAATAATTTGATTGGTAATGGTGGTAACTTTGGTCTTAAAGTTATAGAATACATTAATGTTAGGTGTACCAATAACTGAAACCTCATCAAATGTATCTACATCATCGTACCATGATTCACTAACTTTGAATTTGATTAGAACTAATTCATTGTCAAGAGTGAACTTAACTGTTTCCTTAGTTTGACCTAATACTGCACGATCTTCTACGACATTCTGACGAACTAAGACTTTCACCTCTGGGAATCCATTACCTGTAATCTTATTGATATTTTGAATTTCAGCAAAGTCAATACCAATCTCTTCATGTGGTACAATCTCAATATCATAAATTAATTCAGTCATGGTTTGTTTGTCTAAATCAATATTCTCATTAAAGTGTTCAATCACTTCATTTAACTTATCTTTAGGAAATTCAATGCCGTGTGACTGTTCGTGACCCTTGGTAACAACATAATCCAATTCAGATAAAATAGTACGTGTCTTAATATCGCCATATGATCTACCACTGCCCATGTATAAATCACCGCAATCTCTTACAACGAAACATGGTCTTTGGAATTCTTGTGCCAAGTTTTGTGCCACAATACCGCTATACCCCTTTGGAGCATCATTGTCTACTACAATTAGCACTTTGTTTGACAAATCAGCTTCCATTTTGTATTTATCAACTAATTCTTGTCGCACTTCACGTTGTTTCTTATTGAGTTTGTCCATAGCTAATCGCAATGGTTTAGCATCTTTATCATCTTCAACTAGGAAAATTTCAATTGCCAACTCAATTTGACCCATACGTGATGCACCGTTTAGCAATGGAGCAACACTAAAACCAATATCTTTTGTACAATAATAATCTACATTTACCTTTGCACCTTTAAGAATACGTGTTAAACCAATGTTTTTAACATTCAACAATCCTTCAGATACATAATATCTATTTTCTAATGAAGCCATATTCATGACATCACCTACAAGTCCAACTGCCACAAGGTCTAAGAATTGAGTTGCCAACTCTAATTCATAGGCATCGTCTAAAGCTCTGATAAACTTGTACACAACCCCTGCACCACTCAAATCTTTATTTTCGTAAGTGTCACCGCTTTGATGTGGATTAACAAGAGTCACTGCTTCAAATTCATTTAGTTTAGTTTCAGCTTCCTCATCTTCAAATTGGTGGTGATCAAGAATGATAATTTTCAAATCTTCATTCATTTTCAAGACTTCTTCAATACCTTTAATATCACTTGAAGAACTATCTACAATGATTAGCAAATCAGCATCAGTAATGAGTTGTCTATTCTTTGCATTCAATTCTTTTCTAGCTTCATCTGTAACATCTTGTTTGATTTGTGTTGAGATACCATGCCCATCTTCACGTTGTGAATAGGTGTATGATACATTAAATTCAGCACCATAATGTTTAGCAAATTCACGTAAGTAGTTGTGCATAACTGCTAATGAGGTGATACCGTCCGCATCTGGATCTCCTGCAATTACAATGTTACACCCATTGAAAATCGTTGTTTGAAATACTTCAACCGCCTTTTCACTGTTTTTCAATCCTTGCCATGGTAACTCATTGGTAATATCGGGCATTAAGAAATTGTCAATTTCATCTTCATCATACCCTCTAATCTTCATAATCTTATCTAAAACAGAATCATTTTTACGTGGTTTAATAATTGCTGTCCGTGGCTTCCAAATATATCCCATAAATTAATCCCTTTCAATTTCAAATTGACACTCTCTATATAACTTCTTCCAAACCTTGATACCTTCATCAATTGGTGCAGATTTTTCAGACAACAACTCTTCTGTATCATAGATATAAGAAACCTCTCTACCTCTGATTTTCAATCCTGTTTTGTGGATTTCCTCTGGAGTCTTGTCAGAGTCATAAGCTAAAACAAATTTAATATCTAAACCTAGTGATAATAATGTATGCAATTGTACATCAGTAAGGTCTGAAGAACCTAAAGCCACAACATTGTAAATACCATGCTCATAGAATTTCATACATGATTTTTCACCTTCAACAATGATTACTTCCTTCTGTTTCTTAATATGTGGTTCAGCAATCCATAAGTTGAATAACTCATAGGATTGATTGCACTTGAATAGAAACATATATTTAGAATTGCTCTCATTGTCGTGAAAAATTCTCCCTTTTACTCCTACCAACTGCCCAAAACGATTGCGTAAAGGCACGGTAATTCGACCTGTCATGAGGTCAAATCCTATGTCATATTTACGTTGTGTGGCTTCAGATATTCCTTCATTAGCCCATAATACATTTCCTTTTTGTATGAAATTATTAGTCAAGACATTCTCATTGATGATCTTATTAACTCTAACTCTGCGTACAATGTTCGTATGCTTTGACTTTAATTTCTGTAAAAATCTGCGTTTGTCATTCTTAAAACCCTTTGATGACTCTTTGATTTCCCAACCAAATAGGTCACAAATATAGTCTTTAGCATTGACAATATCATGTTGTAAGGCATCAGTATCAATATCAAAATATATGAATGAAACAAGATTGAAAATGTCACCTTCAAAATCCGAACGATTACGTATTTTACAAGACAAATTCTTCGTGTTTTTAACCTGCACTGCACGTTTATTATCGGATGCAAACTTATCGGGTAATTGTGCCACAATCAAGCGTCCTTGTTGTTCGACTCTCACATTCTGACATCCAATACCTTCTAATAAATCTTCAATCTTGCCCTCTTCATAAATTCTATCTTTAACTACTGATAATTCACTCATGATCCACCTCTAGAATGAACGGTGAATTTTGGCATAACCAATTTCATAGAATGAGTTATAGTTAAAGTTTGGTTGTAGTATAATACAATCCTGTCCTGTATCAGTGTTTGCCCCTTGCCTGTTCTTAGGAATGAACAACACATAGTAGGTCTTATCTTCATCTAAAGTAACGATTTCTTTTGTAGGTTGTTTCCCAAGTCCTCTGACCCATCTATAAACTTCCAATTTCTCATATTCATCTGCAAAGAATGGTCTAAACATTAGTAAAGTACTAGCTTCATTCTTCATAGCTTTACCTTCACCAATTGCATCAAAACTCAAAAACTTATGACTCACATAGGCATCTGCTAATTGGATTGATAGAACTGTTCTAAGATTAAATCCACCTGCTTCAGCCCTAGTCATCTTATAAATCTCTTTAGTAGACTCAACAAATGCTTCCCAACGTGTGTTCTCTCTATAACCGTCTGGCACTTTATGAGTATCGACAATCAAATTAACATACCCTTGAGTTGCATAGAATCGGATAATGTCTTTTAATTCAGTAATTTTATATTGTTCCATATAAACTACTTTAATCTTAGACTCATCATCATCAGTTAACTCTTTGTACTTCTCCCAACCTTTAATTAATAACTCTCTTTCGTCCTCACTTAAAGATTGAGGTGATAACATTTTCTTACGTGAGAAGCCTTTAGCATCAATAGCTTGTAACTCTTCTTTCATTTCATGGTTTAAAATTGAAAGAATCAAACGATTTCTAAATGCCTTTGCAGGCTCTTCATTCAACACAATCAAGGTCTTATCACCCGATTTTAGCATTGACATTAGGATCTTATCAATGATGAATGAGGATTTACCAGAGTTACCAAAACCACCTACAATCGTAACTTCACCTCTAGGAATGCCCTGCACCACATTATTTAAGTAGTATGAGGAGTAGAATGGTAACAACTCTGAATTGTCGCTCTCAAGGTCTTGTAAGAATTGTTCACCATCTACATACAAATCTTCAGTTGCATAACTCTTACCTAAGTTTAAGGTTGCAAGACTTGATTTCGCTTGCCAATAAGCGGTCAATTCATCAACTGTCATATCCTTGAAGCTGTATTTTTCAGTATCAGTAACCACCTTCTCACCATACAATTCAAATAAATTGATAATCAATCTATTCTTCATGAGTTTTTCAAAGTACAATTCAGCATTCATTTCCCCTGCTTGTACAATTGACATCAAATCGGTAAGAACTTCCCAACCGCCATTCTTTTCAAAATCCTTTTCAATACCCTTTTCCTCTAAAAAGATATTGACAGTAATATCATCTAGTTGTTTAGCACCATCTTCAATAATGCGTTTACCTAGTTGGAACATGAATGCCCAATTTTTATGTAAAAAGTCTTTATAATTAATCTTTTCAGCATATTCATAGTACTTAACAATATTAGACCATAGGATGCCTACCAAGTATGCTTCACTAGCTTCTGCTAATGATTTGATCTGATCAATCTCTGGATGAGTTACCTTATCCTTTTTTCGTTTTGCTACCAATCCATGTCACCGCCTACTTCTTCCTCTACATCAAGGAATTTACTTACATCAGTTGTTTTTGAAATAGTCTTATCTTCATGAGTCTTGTACACCGTGGTATCTTTTGCCACTCTTGATCTACGTTTCTCTGATGATTTTTCATTTCTCATTCTTTTTAAAGTTTTAGGTAAATAGTTTAGCAATACAATTAAGATATATTTAAACTCACCTGCCACATCTTGAAACCCTTTATCACGTTGAATCTTTCTAATGCGTTCGCTCTGCTCTTTGTAACACTGCTTGATTACTTCATAAGGCACTCCATTAGCTAACCTCTTAGTTAGTTTAGTATTGTCAAAGGGTTTTCTACCTGCGTTTAAATTTCTAAAGGCTGTATAAAGCAATTTAGGAATCATATTCTTATTAATATCATGAATCTCTGCCACATATTCAACTAATTGGTTTAATTCACGTTCTGATTGTAAATACTCTTTATACTCCTTTTCAACCTCGACTAAACAATGATTGTGTATGAATCGTTTAGGATATTTCTTATGAAATCCATAATTATCATCTTCAATATATTTCTCACAATGAGGACATTTTCTCTTTGCCAAAGGTAACACTCCTTTCACATACAATTATAACACAAGAATGCCAATTTGTCAATAGAAAAAGAACCCCAAAATGAGGTTCTTTTCAACTTTATTTGTCTAATTATTCTTCATCATCTTCATCTTCTTCGTCATCGTATTCCTCTTCATCATAATCTTCATCATGATCTTCGGAATCCTCTTCTAATTCTTCAAGAATTTTCTTCAATTCTTCTAAATTATCAGACTTACGATAATCAAGAATGCCTAAACGCTCTTTGAAGGTCTTGCCAATTTCCTTCTTCTCATCCTTATCCATGTCAGAAATGATGTCGGCTAATTCTTGTTTAACCTCTTTCAATTCTTCTTCATGTTCAGTATCAACCTCTTCAACTTCCTCCTGTTTCTTGATAGTTGGTTTTGGTTTAGCTTTTTCTACTTGTGTAGTAGACTTGGATGGAATTTGTTCAATCAACTTAGCTTGATCAAGGATAGCTTTCTTGATTGTTTCTAAGAATAATTCTACATCATATGGAATTGTTTCTGGAATTTCAGTGATGCGTCCACCTGCTTCTGTTGTACCATCACCACGGAATCGGATAATACGATTTTCAACAATCTTATTGCTCTTCTTACCCTTTTTCTTCTTATCCTTTTTGGATCGTTTTGATTTCTTGCCTTCAGTTTCTTCTGATTCTTCAGCTTCATCTTCAGCATTTTGTTTTAACTCTGACTCACGTACACTCTCAACATCAATGAAAATGAGGAAGTCGGATGAGTTTTTAACATAATCACCTGCACGACTTGAAACAGACATTGTAGTTTTTTCATACTCTAAACCAGACTTTTCCTTAACAGTACGGTCTTTGTCGTGAGTAATGAAGAATAGTCCAAATCCTGCACGTTCCAAACGTGACATTTGTTCAGAAAATTCAGTTTCAAGTAAGTCATATGCTTTACCAAATGGAATATCTGATAACTGCTCATACTTCTTACCGTCTTTACGACCTTGTTTGCGTAAAATGTATTCAGTACACCATTTCCCTGCAATATCAACTGTATCAATTGCAATGTATTGGAAACCTTCATTGTCATCTTCAAGCATATCTACAACTTCTACAAAATGTGCCCAATCTTCAATGTCAATAACATTAATGCCTGGTAACATATTATAACCACGTTCAAATGCCAATAACAGACCTGTATCAATACCGCCTTCACGTTTTAAAATTTCATAGAACAATGAAGTATTGTGTGTAGGGATATAATCATCCAATAAGAATAATTTATCCTCTGCGTCTACCTTGAAGCATACCATTTCTTGAACATCTTCTAAATCTTCAATTTGGGCAATAGCTTGAGGTTGTGTTAAGAATGATTTTGCATTAGGATATTTGTTTAATAACTCTTTATGTTTGTAAGTAGTTACTACAAATCTATTAGGAACAAAATCAATGTATTGTGTAAATTGACTGTCTACTTGTTCAATATAGTATGAAGCATTAAATCCTAATGACAGCATAACTGCTTGAATTTGCCAAGGAATATCTTGGTATTTAGTTTTAAATTCTAAATAATATCCAAATAACACTTCACCGTCTAAGTGATCAAAGAATAAATGACCTACTGATGCAAAGAATCCTTCAATTAATTCTAAGCGTGTATCATAACTGCCATACACATAGTCATCTGATAATTGATCTGCTGTTAGTAATTCTTCTAACAATTCTAAAGTAGAATCTTCTTGAATAGTAAATTTATATACACCATTATCTAATTGTGGTGTAATAAATAGAGTATGCTCCAAACGATCAAGAATGTCTTTTTCATTTGTTTTCACAATTAAAGTATTGTTTTCTAATTTTGCTTTTAAACCTAATAATACACCTACAACCCATGCATTTAACTTTGGTAATGGTCTTTTATCAAAATGAACTACATCAACCTTTGGTAATTCATAACGGTAAGTAGTAAACTTCTCACCTACAATAATATAATCCTCTAGCATTTCCTTTAGAGTCTTAGATTTCAATTCATCATTCTCTACATATGGAATAATATGCTCATCATTACAAATGAATGAATGTCCATCAGTAGTAGTTACTTCATAGGCTTTTAATTTACCTTGTGGATAAACACCTACTACTTTAGTTGGTTGACCGTTTAAACCAATTAATTCATCACCCTCTTTGATCTCAAAGGCATATTTCAAACCTTGTGGAGTGACTACTTTTGTAGTAATAGGAATTGCTTTACCAGATTTTGGTCTACCTGCAATCGTCATTTTCAACCGTGAAAGGTCTGCTGTGACTTCGTTAACCTTTACGCTATCTCTTAAACCCATTAATTCTTTTCTCCCTTTTCTCAAAATACTTTGTTTTTAAAACTTCCGCTTACATTTAAGGTAAAGGGTTAAGATACCTTAACCCTCACCCTACAATTTTTAGAATGGTAAGTCATCCTCATCAATGTCGATGACTTCATCTTCATCTTCTTTAGGCTTCTTACGACCTGTTAAGCCTTTAGGTTTTTCTTCTTTCTTAACGAATTCACTTTCGTCTTGTGCTTGTTCAATATCTTCTTGAGTATATTTTTCTGATTCAATAGAATCGAAACCTAAAATTACGTTTTCACGAACATAATTCTTGATAGCTTCTTTCTTCTTACCAGCCAAGCCACCAAGTGATGGTGCATCATCTTCGACTTCTTCAACACGGTTCACTAAGACACCATGAACTTTACACAATGTACCGTATTTCAATTCTTTGTCTTTCACAATTGCTTGGATCATGCTTTCAGCACCTTCAATATTTTCCTTGATTTCTTTCTCTGTATCAATGAAAATTGACTCGTCTGTTGTAATTATATATGTAACAGGTGTTGGTTTGCCATTGTAACCAACTGCTAAACCGTATAAATACAATTTGCCTTCTTTTTTGTCGTACTCGTGATCAGTATAAATAAATTCTGCATCAAACTTAGCACGTTCTACAAATTTTTCATCTTCAAAATCAATTTCTTGTTTAGTTAAGTAAATTGAAGTTGGTTCGTAGTTTGTTTGAGTTACTTCTTCACCGTCACGGTTAACATATGTTTGGGTTGTAATGTTACCACGAATTGTAACATCCATGTCATTTTCTAACAATCCATCTTCGTAAATGTCGTTAATACCATCAATTGTAATAGTACGAATTACATTTACAACTTTACCTTTTTCGTCACGCTCCAACGCAATCGTTAAGTCAAGTGGGAAGAACCCCTCTTCCTCGTATTCTTCCACGTTGTCTGCCCAGTCCTCGTAGTCCACCTTTTTTAATCTGTCCGCTTTGTCCAGTTTTTTATCATTATTATATAGGTATACTACCTCTTTTTCTAAACCAAACATACGCATGAAAATAATCTGATTTGGGGATGTTTTGACACCAAAATTTAAAGATGCCCACTCGACATCTTTATCAGTGACATCCGTTTTGTAATAATTTTCACGATCTGTACCTGTTACTTTACCAGAAACCGTGAAATATGAGCGTGTTTGGGCAAGAATATTCTCTTGCCCTTGTTGTTTGTCTTTCTTCTCTTTGTTACGTTTTGATGCTCTAGCCATCTTATAACCCCTTTACTCGCACCTTGTCTAAGGTGTATAATTTTATATTTAATTTTTCGTGGTTGTTATCTACTCTGTTTTTTCATACGGTTACAACCGCATTTTTTTCAAAGCAATATGACAACACGATATTAAAGCCGTCAATATTTTGTTTACCTCTCAATACCACTCTATGTAGATTTTCGCCATTGATTTCATCGTTCGTGAATTCAACGATTGTGTAATTTTCAAAGACATCCATAACATCTTTGATTCTGACTTTTCTTTCAATCATTCTTTCTTGTGAATGTCTTGAGAAGATTAATCCATATTCAATCTGATTCATCCTCTTGTTTAGGACTTTACGAATCATTCTGATTTCGTACTTGTCCATCATAGATGAATGTTTCCTTTCCGCTCTCGTATTGCTGGTAATCATAATTGACAACCCCTTTTCTTTTGTTCTGACTATATTATAGCACAAAAATTTAAGCGTGTCAAACGATTTTTTTTGATTTAATGAAATTTAATAAAAACCCTATTTTATCGACCAATTTTTCTCGCTCGTCCAAAATTAGGTCTAATTTATGTTGATTTAACGGGCTTTCTAGGAGGTATAAATCAATCAATTTTTCGATACGGTAAAAATCGGCAAAATTTGTACAATTTTCCCATACAATCGAATATATTGATCCACAGACCTCAAAATCAAATTTTTCAGAATTTTCGTCAATTAAACGACGTATAGAAGCAATTTTTGATTTATCCTCATTTCCGTCAACCTCATTACCCATTAAGGTTGACGGATTATATTCCACTGCTATAATTTGTCTAATTTTTTTATCTGGATCCCCTCTTACCATGAAATAATCCCCTACTTGAAAGCCTTTCATAGAATCACCCCTTATTTCCAATTGTAATAGTCATCTTCCATCATTTCTTTCGCTCGCTTCAATGATTGGATTAGTTTATCAATCTCAAATTCATTCAAGCAATCAATTGTTACTTGCCCATCAGTGATTGAGACAACCCCATTAGCATTATCATAATAAGCTGTTGGTTCAAATTGATAGCTATATGATTTAGGTTTACCAACAACACTATTTGTGAATGGTGCTTCCTTAGTCAAGCCTTCATTGATTGGTTTGTGAAGGTTTAATAACAAGTCTGAAGCAAATTTGATTGTGTTTTCCAATTCATTCAAAACTAAATACTCATTGTCCGTATGTTCGTTATAATACCCTACTGACAAGTTAACTGAATTGATACCCATGTCATTTGCGATTGTGTAGGCATCGGAAATTCCACCTTCCACACAAGTAAAGTTATAGCCTTTTTGGATTGAAAACTTGTCTAACCAATCCACCATAGCTTGATTTGAGAATCCTACACCATAAGTACCAACTACAATATCACTATTTCCTCTACGGTCAAAAGTGATTGCAAAATCAGCCTGTTGTACAAATTCAAAGTCAGACTTACTTGAACCTACACAACCGATTTCCTCATCTAGGAAAAATGATACTAGCAAAGTACCCTTGAATGGTAGTGTTTTCTTTACCAAAATTTGATCCAATAATTCAAAAATTGCGGTTACACCTGCTCTATCGTCAGCACCAAGAATTGCACGTTTATTCTTTTGATAAGCATAAACGATACCGCCTAATTCCTTGATAGTACGATTCTTTTGTGTTCTTGGAACCGTATCAAGGTGGCTATTTAAATGGATTGTTGCACCTTCACCACAATTGAATTGTGCGTGAATATTTCCATAGTAGTCAGTAAAAATGTTATCGGGATTTAGTGAAGCTAAGTCACCAAATACCAATGTTGAAATTTTATGTGTATTACCGCTAGGGCTATACACGCTTACATAACGCTTAAATGCGTTTAACAATTCTTTATTTACCTTTGTTTGAGATTGATTATCTTTGTTCTTTTTCATAATTATCTCTCCTCTTTAAATTAAATGTAAGGGCTAGATTTACTAGCCCTCGCTTACTAGAATACCATATAATCTGAATTGTCAACGGGTTCGTGTTCGTAAATCTCATGCTTGAGCATTGGAACCTTTGGTAAGTTTGCTAGGAATTCTTCAGCTTCCTTACGTGTTGTAAATTCAGCAACCAATTCAACCTCACCCCATGGATCCAAAGTCTTGCTTACTACCTTATATGTTTTCATTTTGTTTTGCCCCTTTCGTTTCTTTCTATATATATTATAACACGAAAGGTGGTGCTTGTCAACACTTTTAGTTAACAAAATTCACTTTTAATTTTTAACCACTCACTATCATTGAATGTAGGTGCATTATAGGCTCTATCATCAATATAGATGCTTGCACCAATTTTAATGCCTTGTGAGTCATACCGCTTCAGCATATAATCAGCATGAGCATTGATTTTCACCTTGTCAGTGTTTAATCCATGATTTTTTAAATGCTCTATTACAGGCTTCAATTCTTTCCTTGCTGTCCAAATCACAATCTCATAGCCTTTTTCAATCATAGCATTTACCGTATTAATGCCTTCAGTGAAGGGTGTACCTAGATCTGGAAATTGGTCTTTGACTAAGGTTCCGTCAAAATCAACCGCAACCACGGGATGCGATTGCGGTGTATATTTTACTTTGTTTGTCATTTATTACCTCTTAATCTTCATCATAAGAATCTTCATCGTCACAATCACTATAATAAAACGTCATCATAACAACCTCTATCAAAATCATCATATTCCATTTGTTTTAATTCCCATTCACAATCAATTTCATTTTGCATTGACTCAATTTCCTCTTTTGCTTCCTCTAACTCATTTTGCATTTCATCTAATTGCTCTACCATGTAAAGGATATAATCCGTTACTTCCTCTGGTAAGTTGTATTTGCGGATAATTTGATTGTGCGGTTTCTCAAATTCATTGATATGGTTATTTGCGAAAGTTAAAAAGCTATCATCAAGTCTATCTGCTCTATGAGATCCTAAAGTCAATCCATAAGTACCGCCATATTCTTCTACTTGTTGCAATTCCCATTCCCCATCAATATCGGTTGCAAGAATGAGAATGTATTCATCATTGAATTTTTCTTTCATTTCTTTTGCAAATTTTTCAAAAGTAGATTTCTTTAACATAGTAGATTCCTCTTTTCCTTTATCTTATACATATAGTATAACATAAAAAGGGCTTATTGTCAAGCCCTTTTGTTAATTTTATTTAATTTCCACCTTACCATCTTTCAACTCAAGAATCATAACACCGTTAGGAGTTACAAATTCAACCTTGTCTTGATAGTGGTCTGTTGTTTTGAACCAACTATCTTTATACTTGATTACTTTCTGACCGAAAGCAACAACTTTGCGACCCATTTCGCTAGTAGGGCGATAAGTTAAAGTTCCTTTGTGGTAGTCCTTGTTGATTACCAAATCAAACTTTTGACCGCCATCAGCCTTTTCCGCTTTAAAGTCCCCATTTACAATTACATATTCCAAATCACCACTTGTAGGGATTTGATCCAAAATGTATTGTTTTTCTTTACCTTGTATATGTAAAGAAAATACTAGGCTAAACCCTACCACTAGGAATGATAGGAATAGGAACAATTTCACCAATTCATGCTTACGTTTAAAAACGAAAATCCACAATAGGACTAGCACCGCAAGCGACAACCAAAATCCTAGGTTGTAAAACATAAAAATTCTTTCCAACTTTGTCAAATTCATTACTGTTTCCATCATTTTGAATTCCTTCTTTCCTTTATCTTATATATACATTATAGCATGAATTCTTATCTTTGTCAACACCTTTGATAAACTTTTTATTCAAAAAGAGTCGCTAGATAAGCGACTACAATTTGATTGCGTTAGGAGTATCATATAAGGCAATAATACGCTTATGCAATAACTCATGATACACGTTAAATGAGCCTTTAACGTGTTTTTTGTGCGTAAAATAAATGGTTAATAAGGTATTTTGTGAGTCGTAAAAAGTAACTTTCATCCCATCTACTTTATAGAACAACTCACTAGGCAATTTATGTTTATATTGATTCTGAAGCACCCCATGAATCTCTTTGAGTGCTTCCGTAAATTCACCGTACATTAATAATCTCCCTTCAACCACTCAATAATACGTTTTTCACCGATCTTAGCAATAGCTGTTTCTACCGCTGTTAGGTTAGCAAAATAAATCGTATTCTGTTTTAAGTTGGTGGTATTATTCACTAATAATTCACCTTTATCAGCATTATAGCATAAATAAAGGTTGTTCTGATGCAATAAGAATGGTCTACCATATTCTTTCAAATCGTAAAGTGTATTCATTGACTCTTGAAAATGATCCAAATCTTCGATACCTAGCGTGACTGAACAAGTTGTTTGCATAGGCATTGAATAAACAATTTCTTGATTAAGTCTATCCCATTCCCATTGTTTAGCTTTTAATTCATCTACCAAGGCTTGCATTTCTTTTTGTAATTCATCTTTACGTGACAATTCTATTGCACTCCCTTCTCAAAAATAGTGCCTTTGCCTAGTGATTCTTGCATAGACTTAGCCTTACCTAGGCTAGTGAATACCATACATTCTTGTTTCTTGGTTGTTCCAAAAACAAGAACATAGACAACATTTTCATCTGAAACTAATTCAGACAATGGAACTTTCAAGGCATCTGACAATGCTTTTAAGTTTTTGCTGGAAGGTTTAGATCTTCCCGATTCCCAATGGTGCATATTTGCACGGGAAAGTCCAAGCATATTACCCAACTCTTCCAAAGTTAAGCCCTTCTCTTTTCGGATTTGTTTGATTTTTTCGTTTAGTTTCATATTATTCAATCCCCTCAAACATGGATTGTGCTAGTGCTTTCGCCATATTACGTAACATGATTAAATCAGTTGCACGACCGATTAAATCTTCATAATTTGATTCTGAACCGTCAAAAATTGCATAGGCAATATCACTTAATGCAAAGTAGATTTCACCATTATATACTTTCATATGGTCTAGAATTGCGTCAAGGGCTAACTCAAAATGAGATCTTACAAATTGACTATTGGCGTTAAGTAATAGGCTTTTGATCTTATTTGTAAAACCGATATTATTTAAATAGTGTAGGGTGTTTGATTGGTCTGAAAATCGGATAGCGTTGATTAATTTTGAGTCAATAATTCTTTTCATGATAAATTTCCTCTTTTCTTTTAGATATTTATATTAGTTGGTGTATAGGGATTATTCCCCATACACCATAGCGTTAACTTCTTCATCAAACCACAACCAATCATTAATTGTGGTTTCATCTACCGTGCAACCTTCAAATACCATTTCGCAAAGTTGGTCTAACTCTTCCAACTTACCGTTGAGGTTTGCTTCTTCTAAGGTATCTAAACCGCCTGCCCATGCGTCAAAATAACGCAGGGTATCTAATTCATAACCTTCTACTACTTTTACGATTGTGTTTGCCATTTTAAATTCCTTCTTTCTCTTGTTTATGTATTTATAATACCATGCTTTGATCCATTTGTCAACAGTTTTGATAAACTTTTTCTTGAATATCTTTTAGAATTTGTGATGGTTCAATTTCTTTTAGCTTCTTGCCTTCACTTTCATATTTTCGTAACAATAATCCAATGTTACCAACACATTTGTATGTTGGATGGATTATATCATAAAGACATTCTAGAAACAACTCAATCTTTTCGATATCAGTTTCTCTTGATTGACAAATTTCAAAAGTCCGATAACCCCTATCATCGTTATTGATTCTAGCATGAACCATCAACTTGCCATTGCGGTTTAGATTAATGCGTGATGCTGTTGCATAACTCATTTCAATTCCTTCTTTCTTTTCTTTATATACTTATTATATCATAGAGAAGGTATTTTGTCAACACCTTCTCTAAACATTTATCAATTATTTTTGTGCTTGTCGCAGGTCACGATAACCGAAACTTACGATTGCTTCATAATTGATAACTTTTTGGTTGCCTAATTTGATTTCAATGTCGTTAGCATACGACATGATTTCAATAACCGCTTGAGAGTCATAGATACTCTTGTGGAAAGTATCGTAGATTTCAAAGTTATCTAACATATATTGTAGGTAAACATAGTCTTGCATTGCTTGTCCTACATTCTTTTCATAGTCATCAAAGCCTTCTAATAGTTGCTTTGCACGGTTAGGGTTAACCTTGTAAAGACTAGCGATTAATTCAACTATTTCTTTTTCAGAATAGCGTTTGATTTTGTAGGCTCTACAAGTTTCCACGTTGCCTAATTCATCCTTTGCAATGAATGTTGTGCAACGACCGTATGTTTGAATGTCATAATAGAATTGATTTGCCATGAGATTTCATTCCTTCCTTTATCTTATGTATATAGTATAACACAAAAAGGGTGTCTTGTCAACACCCTTTGTAAACTTTTTTGATTGTAAATTCTTTTTTCTTTACCTATCTCTTTTCTTGTTCAGCTTGAATGCTTCTATCTCTTACACTCATAGCCATAGCAATACCGAAAACATTGATATAATCAAGGCATCCATCTAACATATTAAGAATATCGGTATATTCTTTCTTATCTGAATTTTGGATCTTATTCTTGTCAATATCATCCATGTATGCCTTAGCACGATTGTAAAATTCTTCATACAATGCTTTTTGAGCGTGATATGATTCTTTGGTTAAATATTTACATCCTTTGTAACGGTTTACTCGTTCAAAATCATATTCTCGTGGTTCAGAAAAGAATATCCTATTTTTTAGAATACCCCTGTTCATATATCCAAATTTAATCATGATAATTCATCCTTTCTATGGTAGAATGATTTCCACGGGTTCGTGAAAATATCCATTGAAGATTGAAGCAATTTCTTCAATAGTTGGATTTTGAATTGTAGGAGTGATGCCGAAACCACCTAAGAATTTCAGCATCTCTTGCTTCAAGCCTTCAAGACTTGTCGCAAAATAGGTTTCCAATTCACCGTCAACCATTTGACGGAAAAAGTAATTTTTGTTAGTCATTTTTAATTTCCCCTTTTCTCTTTACTTGCTATTCTTCATATCATCGTAAGCGTTGATAAAATCAACGTATTTGTAAACCATAGGGATTTTCAACGCTTCCTTGATAAAGTTTAATTTATTCTTGTCAGCTTGTGACAATTCCTTTTGCCCCTTCATACCTAAGACAATCTCATTCCAACTCTTCAAAGTTGGATAAAGTGCTAGGTACTCATGATATTTTAACCCATCGTGTAATGGATCTAAAGTGTTTGCAATCTCCCATTTTTGAGCATCAACAAATTCATTTACATTCATGTTTACCGCTTTAGGCATTGAGAATCTAAATGGTTTATCATCCATATAAGATTCTTGGTAAGTTAGGATGATTTGAACATTATTTGTGTAGATTGATATCATTTTGTTTTCCTTCTTTCCTTTTGATACTCTTATTATATCACGATTTGATATGTTTGTCAACACTAAAAGTAAACTTTTCTTTCAAAAAGTAAAATTTGTTTTGAGTGGTGGATTCCTATTTCCACTTTTGATTGAAAAAGTTGATTTTGATTTGAGAATTTGGTTTCTATTTTCACTTTTAGGGCAAAAAGTAAAAATAGAGTTTTGTTTGAGAATCTAAAATTCACTTTTGATTGAAAAAGTAAAAATCACTTTTTGTTTCAAAAACTAGAATCCACTTTAGATTTAAAAAGTAGGATTCACTTTGCAATGAGAAACTTGCTTTTGCTTTGCTGATTTGATTTGTTTCAGAAACTAGGATTGAGTGGATAGATTGAAAAACTTGCTTAAACATTGGTATGATGCGGATCTTAGATGGTTCAATAGATGGAAATGAAAATCTTTCTTCTATTATATAGTAAGTTTTGATTAGAAAACTTGCAAGACATTTAGATTGGAAAATTTGCGGTTACATTATATAGAAGCAAACGGATTGAGTTAGTCTAAACGAATGTAAAAACATACGGTTAAATGGTTCAATTTGAAGGCTTCAGAGCGTGAGAATAAATGATATATAGTGAGATATGCTAATGGATAGTTTAGGAGCCTTAGATTGGATTGTAGAAGTGAATAAGAGATGGATGGACGGATAGTAGGAGTCAGTGAAGGTCTAAAATTATCTCTTGTCGGGATTATGAAACTAAACTTTTGTAAACTTTTAGGAGTTGTTGATTGTAGTTCAATGCAGGAATTTTTGTGAAACATTTTGAATTTTTGAGTTGGATTTGAAAGGTTAAATTGAGTTGTTAGGAGTGGATAAGGGAGATATTTTTGTTTACAAAAGTTTACTTTGGTATGTTAGAAATGGTGGTGCATTTGTGAAATGAATATTGGTTGTGAAGGTTTAGGATAGATATTTTTGATAATAATTTTGTTGTGTTTGTGTTGGTTTAGTGATTGTGGCTTTGTTGTTTGTTATGATGCGTATGATGCGACTAAATGAAACGTTTGTCATTTTTAGTTGTGATTTGTGAGATGAAACTAAAAAAGATAAGTTAAAAACGTTGATATAAAAGGATTTGAGAAACGAGGGACTTAATTAGTTTTGAATCGTTAATTTTAGTTTTGTAGGAGTGAAGAGAATTGTTTGTCTAAATTAGCTTTGGATTTGGTTGAGATATTAATTTAGATAAGTATGTAATTGTTATATGTTGTTGTTAAGATAGTAAGATGGATCTGAAATGAAGAGTTGATTTGGTTGTGAATGTTGTTTACAAAAGTTTACTTTGAGTTAGGGAGATTTGTTTATGAATTGGTTGCGATGAATGGATTGAATGAGATTTGTTTGTGAAACATTTTGTGATTTGTTAGTGGATGATTGAATATAGTTAGATGGATTTGTTTAGGAGATTTGAATTTGGTTGTTAACAAATGTAAACATGAATTGTATGGATTTTTGATTTGAATTGGTGGAAATTTTTGGTTGGATTTCGGGCTATAATATGTATATATATTGCTGGGGTATTTTTAAATATTATTATATATAGGTTAGGGTAAGTTTTGAATAGAAAATTAGAATTTGTTTTGGATAAGGAAATAATTTTGAAGGAAAATATTTTTGTGCGATTTTCGGGCGAAAGGTATATAAGTATATATATGCCCCCGTTTTTCAGAAAATTATATATATAGGT